ATAAAGAATTTAAACATATATGAATAATACTTTACTTAATAATCTCCAGCTGTATCGTGGACGTCGTTTCAGCGACCTGGTAGATGAGAACATGATTTCTAACGCTCTGCTGACCAAGCCTCATGAGGTATCTGGTCTGCTTTCACTGGTATTTGGTACTAAGGATGATGGTATTTCAACTACTATCGACCTGTTGACTGGTGGTCTGGGCAAGACTATGATTATTGAGAATCGTGAGTTTGAATGGAGTGTAATGGTTGACGCTGATCACGCTGTCAATATCCGCTGGGCTAAGTGGAATGGTCAGGAGATCACATATTCTAACTATAACTCTATTACTCCTGGTTTGAACAATACTCCTATCTACCTGGCTCTCGAAGAGCGTTGGTTCGGTCCTGGTGCAATTCTGTCGTTCGACGACTACAAGTTCCAGGTTCGTACAACTGGTCTTCCTTATCAGGATGGCAGCGCTTGGGTTTACGAGTGCTATGTTGTAGATGGTTCACAGGCAGCTTATATTCCTGGTGAGTTCCTGATGCCTGGTCGTCAGGTAAGCCGTATCGGTTCTGCTTACGAGGAGTACAGTGATGAGGCTGATATCATCAACTATCAGACCCCATTCAAGATGCGCAATCATCTGCAGAATCTGCGTCTGACTTATGATATTACCGGTGATGCTTACAGCACAGTTCTGGCTATCGCACTGAAGGATCCCGAGACTGGTAAGAGCTCTTATCTCTGGTCTGACTATCAGTACTGGAAGGCTCTACGTGAGTGGAAGAAGAGAGAGGAGACAGCTCTCCTGTTCTCTAAGAGCAACCGTCTGAGCGATGGTACTTATATCAACAAGGGTACTAACGGTCGTCCTGTTCCTACGATGTCTGGTCTGTTCGAGCAGATCTCTCCGGCTAACATCCGTTACTACACGACTCTTACAGCTGAGTTGTTCGAGGATTATCTGTTCGATCTCTGCTACAACATCCTGGGTACTAACGAGCGTAAGTTCGTTGCTCTGACCGGTGAGATGGGTATTCGTGAGTTCGACCGTATCCTGAAGGAGAAGGTTGCTAGCTTCAACCTGGTTGATAATATCTTTGTAACTGGTTCAGGTCAGAACCTGACTCTTGGTGGTCAGTTCACGACTTATAAGATGACTAACGGTATTGAGCTCTCTCTGAAGCGTTGTCCTATGTTCGACAACATGGAGCTGTTCCGTCAGTTGCATCCTCTGACTGGTAAGCCACTGATGTCCTACACCTTCCTGTTTGTTAATATTAGCAACTTCGATGGTCAGGCTAACATCGTAAAGGTTTGTCGTAAGGGTCGTGAATTCGTTCAGTGGTACACTGGCGGTTCTGTAGCACCTAACGGTTATGCTAACAGCATCAACACTCTGCGTTCTAACAGCCGCGATGGTTACCAGGTTCACTTCCTTGGTGAAGTTGGTATCATGGTTCGTAACCCGCTGTCTTGCGGTATTCTGTACTGCGACGCTGAGGATACTGAAATTTCCAACAGTGGAATTCCTTCAGTTGGTGCGTAATATCTAATTAACACAACACGATCTCTTGGGGGCTTCGGCCCCCATACAGGTCGTTATTACAACTCTAATGTAAATTATGGTAGTTGAATTAAAAATTAAGAAGAAGAATCCCTGGATTGGGCTGATCAAGTATAAGAATTGTTTTGATTATATTGCTCCTTATTTTACAAGATCCGGGTCGATATATACGGGTCTCACCCCAGAAGATGAGAAATATTTTGAGAAAGCTTTGGGTTATGAGGAAGGTCACCTCTCAAAGACGTCAGACTTTTGGCAGACATTCTGTGTAAAAGTAGGTACGCGTACGTTGCTGTTAGATGATTCTATTCCTCGTCAGGCTATGATTATTAAGTTCCTTAGCGGACATAAGCGTGTTGCTACGTCTCTCGATAAACTTGATGCAGGTAAAGACTATCTGTTGATCAATCGTGAGGCTGAAGCAGTAGAACAGAACAAGCAGAATAAATTGCGTAGAGATGCTATCAAAGAGTTTGATAAACTGTCACTCGATCAGATGCGTCAGTGCTTACGCCTATTTGGTATGTCTTCAGACCGTATGTCTAATGAACTCGTAGAATCTACATTGTTTAACTTGGTTGATAAGCAACCTAAGAAGTTCTTCGATAAGTGGGTTAATAATAAGTCTAAGGATACTGAATACTTGCTTGAACAGGCCATTGCTAAAGGTGTAATTCGTAAAGACAAGACGCATTATTTTTATGGCACTGATATGTTTGCTGATTCGCTTGATGATGCTATTGGATACTTAGACAGCAAAAAGAACCAAGATCTGAAGCTTGCAATCATAAACGAGACAAACAATAAGTGATATAATCACAAAAGAATGAGATATGACGCATAACAAGATATATACTAAATTCATGATAGAATATGACAAGGCAAATGTTACTTCGTCATATCCATCCCTTACAAAGTATGAAGCTGCGACTCTATTAGACAGAGCGTATCTTGCTTTGATTTCAAGGAAACTTACGGGTAATAATACCCGTAGAGTTCCTTTCGAATATGATACAAAAGCAATAGAAGACTTAAGACCTCTTGTAACAACTAAGAGATTTGAGCAGAAAGGTGGTTCTAATATTGTACTAAATGAATATAAGTTTGGAATGCCAGATGATCTCTTATATTATATAGAAGGTGTTGCTAATTATGGTTCAGAAAGAGAAATAGTACTTCCTGTAAATCATCAAATAGCTAGAAAGTTTAAGTATACTAATAGCAATATTCCTTGGGTTAATCACCCAGTATCTTATATAGAAGGATCTGAAATATATGTACTTATAGATCCGTTCTTACATACAAGTAGTCCAGATTTAGATGGTACTTATATAAAGAAACCCGCTAGTTTTGTAGTGTCTCTTAAGAAGATAGAAGACGATAACAATGACGGAAATAATTCTGGAGACAATGATGATGGTGGCGATAATAATGGAGGAGGAAATGATTCCGGAGGAGATAATGGCGGAGGTAATTCTGGAGGAGATGATCAAACTACAGTAACACCTCCAGTTATAACACCAGATGATCTTACTTTTGCAAACGTTCTTTACGTTAATATAACAGCTGCTAAAGCAGATCATATTGTCTATAGAGTGAATAATGGCACATGGAATGAATACACATGGCCTATAACTATAACAGAAACGTCTACTATAGAAGCATACGTTGTATTAAATAATATTGTTAGTAGTACAGTAACTAAAACTTATACTAAACAATAGCAGCAACAGACAACAATTAATCCTCCTAGACTTGTTGGTGCTACTTCGTTTATTGACAATACATACGTAGCCATGTATGCAGATGAAGGGTGCCAAATCAAATATACGAAAGATGGTAGCGATCCATTAACGTCTACTACGGTAAGTATTTATTCTGGATAGATAAAGATAGAAGAAACTACAATTATAAAAGCTGTTGCATGGAAAGACGATCATCACAGTAAAGTAGTAACGTAGACTTATGTTAAACAATAGTTAGATTCGTCAACCACACCTACTGTTATTATAGAACAATGTAAATATGTACCGGCTAGTTCAAATCAGGCAGAAAGTATCTATATTAAACATCAAGTGAATTTAAATAATGTCGGTGTTCGTGTATATTTACACACAATGATTACTGACGACAATAAGACGCAGCATGGAGAAATTATTCCTATAATATACGATGTGGAAAGCAAAGTATATGAATAGCTTTTGCCTTATACAAACGGCGATAAAAAAGTAAGAATAAGATTGCGTGGTAGAGATAATGACATATTATATAGTGAAGTTTTTGCAGATATAACTGACTTGCCATCTAACGCTCCAGAAGCACCAGATCCAGAAGAAGGATTCGATTACGATCCATCTGCACCAACATTAGAAGAACTTACATCAAACGTATTAGGCGAAGCTACGCTTGGCGAAATAATATTACAATAATATATGGATAAATTAAACTTAACATTTAAAGAGGGAGATGTTTTACATGCATCTTCATTGACATCTATTGTACAGACTCTCAATAGTGTAATAGACAATATAAATACTGCGATCGAGAGTATTTCGTCTGGAAGCGCAGCAGCTACGTATGATTATACTTTCGAATTTCACGAAGGTTACTCATTAGGATACAATCTTGTTATTCGTAAATATCAGGATGGTAAAACATACAGAGAAAAAGTAGTTCCTTATTATGAAAGCGTGACCACGATGGAAAATGCTTTAAAGGAGAAAGGTCTTTGTACATCGTTTAATCTTACTGTGAAAGTTTAGGAAAGAACTACAGATGGCGAACTTAGTTTTACAACAGAAGGAAATCCTAAATTTATACGATGCGGAACTGATATTCAAAATAATGGTTGGAAATTATCAGAAGGAACCAAAGCCGGACAAGGTAAAGGTTCTTTCGAATATATTCAAAGTCATTACTACTACAGTGCAGGAAGAAAACCTTGGAACGAAGGTCTTGATATAGGTGATGACAATGTCGTATATAATCCTCCTACAGAGTTTGAAGTTTATTCTAATCCAAAAATATACAAGATAACACCGTGGTCAAGTAGTATGGACGGAATAGAATTTAATGTGGCAGAAAATGTCGAAGGTCTTAGTCTTATTAAAGCGATAAGAAATACTCTTACGACTACTGTAGATAATGTACCTTCTACTTATACTCATGATACATATGTACACGTAGCAAAGGACAACATTCTTATGGAAGGATTTACTGTATTTAGAAGTTCTGAATTAGATTGGAGTAAATTTATAGATCTGACTACTGTTGGAAACGAAACCAGCCCGAACATTATATTTGGAAATAACTTCAATTTTGATAGATGGTGTCGTGCGTATTTAAGTGATCCAGAATACTATCCAGATCCTTCTAATGGTTCTTACAGAGGGTATGTAAAATATTTTAAGAGAAATCCAAAAACTGGACAAGGAGGTTATGATTTTCTATAGGACGGAAATATAACTTTGAATAAAGGTGATATTTTTGTATACTTTAAAAAGAAAGAAAATATAGTTGGCACAAGAATTAATCCTACAGCAAAAATCTATATAGATGACATATGGATTAATCCTAGAGATTATGGTTGGGAAGGAGATACTTGGTAGTTTAACGCGTGTATAGATTTTATTATGTACGCCGCTCACAACGATCTCATAGGTTCTGATGGAAACATATATAGAGATGTCGATACAATTCCTGAAGGAATTACTACTATTCCAGCATGGATAAGTTATTATGATTAGGCACATCACCTTCCAGATGGCACTATAATAGGTGTACTGGATGATGTAAACAACATTTATACTCCAAGTAAACCAAATGTTCATTATCACGGAAAGTGGGTTAGACAATACAATTCGCTTGTAGGCACTGTACCTACTCATATATATACTATTCCTTGGGAAGAATATGTGTATAAATCAAATGGGGAAAGATGCAATAGATTTGGTGGAGATAACTACGAAATAATGGCCTTTTGTGCTAATCAAAAGATCGAGTTTAAAAATATCCAATTCTGATGAAGTACGAATTTAGTGATACAGTTCAGTTCGAACTGTCAGATACAATGGCAGAAGAGCTTATAAGTCTTGCTGTAGCTATGGCACTTGAGAACGTAGAGTCTACTAGATTACAAACTAAACTATCAACATTACCACTTGAAGGATGAGTTTAAAAGAAACAAGACAGCTTGGTATAGAGTTTGAACGTAGGGTACAGACTATGATACCTGAGACAGAGATTGTTTCAAAGCTGGACACTGACACTATATATTCTTTCTTAAACTAGTATCAAGATAAGTTTATAAGAGATATATATAAAGTGATGGACAATATCCCTACTCCTTCAAAGCCATCTAGCTATGTTGAGTCTATTATACAAGATTTAATTGTACATAAGAAATATACAGTTAATTCTAAGAATAATTAGTTCTCTATAGAAGTTCCTGATGATTTTGGATTGTATATCGATAGCACCACAAGCGTTAAAGATTCTAGTAGATATAAGACTTACGATAAAGGTTCTTTTAACGGCAATGGAGAGCTTCCTGTTACGCTTGTGTCTAAAACTAAGGCTCAAGAGTTTATTACTAGGCCATAGGATAATATGCGTATAATGAGGCAACCTATTGCATTCTTGGATGGAAACGATAAGACTGGATATATTAAAGTGTATCATGATAGATATACAAAACCAGAATATTTCAATCTGTCTTATTATAGATATCCTAGATATATGAAACTTGCTTCAGGATCAGAATGCGAACTCGATCCGAAAGTATTCGATGATCTTGTAACTGGAGCAGTAGATTTATATGTATAGTATGTTGCTGGTGCTGAGGCTAGAAAGAGGTAGATGTCAGAACAGTAGAAACGAAACAATAAGGAGGATGAACAATGATAGGTGTAGATATACTAACAGCGTTTGAACTTGAGATAAACAAGATCAACGATACATTAGAGAAGCCTCTAACAGACGATTCGTTATACTGGCTTAATCAGGCTATAGTAAAGTTTACCAAAGATAGGTTTAATGGTAACGCTCCTAAACGTACATCTTATGAATAGAACGAGAAACGTACAAGAGATTTGATAAACCTGTTTAGAAGTATAGATATTGAACCAGAAGAAGTTTTACAGCAAGCTGGTACTAAAGGAGGTCATCCTTACTATGTACACGTTAAAGGTCCTGAATAGCACGAAAGTTATGATGCATACGTATATAATTATCCAACAGATATGATGTTCGTTCTCAGTGAAGATGTAGTTATATCTGACTTTGATGATAATTATAAGATGGATACGTGCGTGTTTGAATGTACGGCCGATAGTTTCATGTATAGAGTAAACAATAAGCTTACAGACTTTCACTATCGCTTTCATAGAGCAAGACCTCTCCGTATAAGAACCAAAGAGGGATTTAAGCTTCTTACTGATAAGAAATATAAGATTAATAGATATACTCTGGGCTACCTTAAGGTCCCAGAAGAAATAACAAGTGAAGATCCTTTTAAAGAATATAAGGACTTCGAAGATTACACTTGGTTGGAAATAATTAAGATAGCCGCATAGATGTATGTAGAGAATCAATCAGATCCTCGCTACAAGACTATCACACAAGAAGTTCTAACACAAGAATAATTTTTAACGTGGAAACCCCAGCTAGTTAGGTCTAGCCTTAGAAATAGAGGGGGAGTAGAAAAAAATTAAATAAATTATGGTAAATTATGTAAATACTGTGCTCGTTAGCAATCTGTCTTCGGGCGCCGTTTTGAGTGCAGCTCCTGCAGCAGCTGCTAGTTTGAATGCTGCTTCTGATGATGCTGGTAAGTTCATTCTGATGAACTGTGATCCTAATGTAGATTCTAACAAGATCTACGAGGTTACCGCTGCTAATGCTGCTAACATCAACACAATTAAGGTTGGTATCGTTACAAAGAAGAACTCTGTTCTCCGTAATGCAGACGGTACTGTTACTTATACTCCAATCGTAAAGTGGTCAAACGAAATCAAAGCTGCTGATATTAAGAGTTACAACGCTCTGACATACGCTGCTGACACTGAGGATTGTGTATACATCGACCTCAACAGTCTGACGGATATTGTCGGTAACGGCAATAGCGCTAAGGCCGGCATTCGTGTTATCGTTCGTCTGACTTACAAGGATATGCCCCACCGTTATCGTAAGTGGACTGAGAGCTATGAGTATGTAACTGCACAGGGTGATACTAAGGCTAAGATTGCTGAAGGTATTGCTAAGATAATCAATAAGGAGTGGAAGCGCGCTCGCGTTCAGGCTACTCAGGGTACTGTTACTCTGTCTTCTGGCGCATTTGCAAGCTTCTCTTCTAGCAATTCCGGTACAGGTGTTAAGATTGAGGCCCTGCCTTACGACGATGACGACAGCGTAGATTCACTGAACTGGGCTAACAAGGTTCGCTTCAATGCAAACATCTACTGGACCGATCCTTCTGCTGAAGGTTGGGAGTCTCTGAATAAGCACTTCCCGAAGGGCGCTGCTGTTGTTAAGGTTCCTGGTCAGACATATCCTGCTTCTGCTAAGCTCGTCCGTGATCGTGAGAGCTGGGCTATGGGTTATCTGGGAATCCTGAACCGTGGTGAAGGTACGTGGCCTATCATCAAGCCTGCTATGGAGACCGATCTGACTGCGCACTACGATGCTCTTACTCTCGAGTTTGAGAATATGTATCGTGCAGCTGATGATATCCAGCGCAAGACGAAGCAGACCCTTGAAGTCTATGGTAAGACTGGTCAGCTGAGTGATATCAAGGCTATCCTTGACGCATTTGTAGAGGGTGTTGTTTCAAGCTCTGATGCTGCACAGAATGCTGCTCTTGATCCTACTGTAGAAGGATCTCTTGCTGCTCGTGTTGCTGCTCTCGAGACTACTGTTAGCAACCTTTAATTAAACTAACGATATAAGACTAGGGGTGGGGCAACTGCCCTATTCCTAGTTTTTTATTAAACAACAGCTTATGGAAACAAAGAAGATTAGAATTGGAAACGACATAAGGCTTGCTGTGGACCTTCGTTAGTATATCAAAGATAAAAATCCGTATCTCTACGAAAGACGTGTGTATTTTCCAGGAGACGATGAGTTTGAACGCTTAGATGACAATGAGTTTGTAAATAAGAAGACAGAACTCTATTATCCACCTCTTTATGATGAGGATGACGATAATCAGAATGGATCTGGAATTGCTTTTGATCCTAGTAATATACATCTTTGTATAAGAGAGGTAAAGGCAATATTAATAAACACGTCGCTTTAGAAGAAGCTAATCGATAAGCATAGAAAAGAAAGTAGATTTATCGGTAGATTTCCTGTAGAACCTGGAATTCCTCCATTCTATCCTACACATCACGATCTGTGTTGTAGCGGATTTCCTGGATGGAGAGCTTATCCTGGCTTCGGAGTATATCCTCACTGGGGAGCTTTGTATCATCGCATGACTAAAGTAAACCCTGTAGAATACTAGGCAGAAGCAATGGCTACTAACAAACAAAACGTTGTAGAAGTTATGTTTCCAGCTGAAGCTCAGCTTTATACAGGAAAATATAAGCTCGTTATTGTTGCAAAAGTATTTGCTCCAGGTTTTAACAATAAAAACCTCAAAACAATAACGCTCGATGTTCCAGATGTATTTGAACTCGTTGGTTCTACAGAAGAAGGTATAGATACTGGATTTAAGATTAACGTTTCAGAAGTAATAGATATTCTTCCAGATGAGAATTACTTCTATACTCCACCTGAGTTAGATGTATTCGTAAATGAAGGAGAGATTGGAGACAACCACTTATTGCTCAATAGAACAGACAGTAATGTCGTAGATGTAGACTTGAGTAGCGTAGTTGGTTGGCATGATGAAAATTGACCTATGGAAAAGTGGAAAGATATTACTCAGTATAGTACAGCTGTAACAGCCTTTTTAAGTGGTGTTGCGCTGGCGTTTATACAGTATTTTGAAACTGGCGATCTTACCAGCGGAGTGTTAGGTTATGTTGCTCAGGTATTAGTATATGCTGCTGGTATCTTTGGAGTAACGATGTATTGGAATGGAAAGTATCGTGAGACGATGAACGTCTTGGATAACAGATATAAACGATTAGAGAAAGCGATAAATGATAGGAACAACACTGACGTGGTTAGTGGTCCATCGAAATAAGCTCGTAAAGGCCATTTTAGGCCTCTCTGTGGGCATTTTATTAGCTTGGGGGATAATGCTAAGCAAACAGAATAAAAAGCTGTCAGAAAGCCTAGAAAGGGCTTAGAATAACATTGAGGCCTATTAGGGCTCCTTATAGGGGTCCTAGTAGGCTAATAATGTTTTAAGGCTTACCGTAGATGAGCTACAAACCTATAATGATAAATTAGTTCATCAGCTTGATAGTGTTAGGGAAAAACTCAAAATAAAACCCAAACACGTTCATACTGCTGCAACTTAGACGTAGTTTATAAACGTTATATAGACTGTAGAGAATGATAGTACTTATAACGGTACTATAAATTTTAATGATTTAACTACTGCTAACTATAGTATATCTAAAGATAGTGTTACTATAGGTTTAGATATAAGAAATACTTAGTACTTGTATGTATTTGGAGATAGACACTATAAGAACAAAAAGAACTTCTTCTAGAGACTATTTACTTGGGATTTTAAGAAAGTAACTACATATGAGTATGTAATAGAAAATACTAACGATCTCATACAAACAGATAGTGTGAGAGTTATAGAATTAACAGAAAAATAATGGCGAAGATTTCATTGAAGACTATAACCGATGATATCCTTCTCCTAGTAAGAAACAACAACATAAGTGAGAGCGAAGACCTTTCTAGATCTCAGATTCATGCTTGGATAAAGGCATATAAGAATCAGATATGGAAAGAGTATCAAGATCGTAAAAAGTAGCTTGCTTTTTAGCAAGGATGGGATGCTGAGGACATTGCCGACGACGAGTTCTTTAAAGTCATAGAAGTAGGTCCTTTGGAGCTTGAAGAGGTTAAGTCTAATTCAGAAATCCCCATACATACAAAACGAACTGTAGAGCCTCTTGCAGATGTCTATGACAATGCTGCAGCTAGTATTCTTGCCATACATGATTAGTAGGGCGAGAATATTTAGTATATGGATCATATCAGAAGACATTATAATTACTGGAGAAAATATACGTTCGGAGAGCTTACTGCTCATTATAAAGACGACGGTCATGTATACATACAAGGACTTGTAGATGGAGGAGAACTTGATTATATCTATGTACTGTATTTGATGGAAGTACCTGATGATACAGCTGATGGAGATGGAGAAGATGATCCAGCAGACGAAGATGATGTACAGATTCCAGCATGGATGATTCCTCCTATCAAGGAACGTATAATAAAGAATGAGCTTGCATTCATGCTCAATAGACCGTCTGATGATAGCAATAATGCTACCTTGGCTTCTGTCAAGCCACATGGACCACAAGATGATGAAGAGTAAACAATCGGTGACATTTAGAGATATGTACCGTATGAAGCCAATAGAGGCTGATTACGGGCTCTACAAGCGCGTTTTAGACGAGATGTGTAATGTTATCCTAGAATACGTACTAATGCGCTCAGAAGGCTTTAAAATGCCTTATGGACTAGGTTTTATACAGATAGGTAAGTATAGACCTAAAGCACTTATAGAGCAATCTCTATCTGTTGATTATAAAGCTAGTAAAGAATACGATAAACGTATATTCCACCTCAATGAACACTCTGATGGGTATAAGTATAGATTATACTGGTCTAAACTCCCTAGAACATTCCCTGACAGATATAAATATTAGCTGTCTTTAGTAAGGTAGAATAAACGCAAACTAGCACAACTTATCTTTAATAAACAAGATTATTTAGACATAAATGATATACAATTATACAAAGTGTGAATCAGTCATTGCTAAAATTATGGCTGATTTAGATTCTTCTGAAGTTAGACAAAGGACTTCTGACATCAGGGAATGGATATTTGAAGCCGTAGACAAGATTGGTGCTCCTATGTAGTATATCAGTAAAGAATCTGGGGCAGATGGTGTTCCAGTATTCCCAATATAGGATAATCAAATTCCTATGCCTTCAGATTTAGAAGTGCTTGACGGGGTAGCTTATTCGAATAACCCTAAAGGACCTTGGGTGCCTGTATAGCCTACCAGCAAGGTATTTAAAGAGCCTAGGAGACATCATCATGGAGAAAAGCCACTGATAATGGAAACTCCTGCCCACGACCCTGAGAACTACGCTATAGAAGATCGTAAGGATATTATATTTCCACACCAGCCAATGAGACATAAGTTAATGACTTCATAGTCATAGTTCTACACAATGAACACTATGAAGTACATAGATACTATGTTTGGTAAAGATAGACTACATGAGAAGCCCGAATATTTTATTAAGCCTGGCTGGATGGTATTCAATAGACCTAAAGGATTCGTTAAGCTTGCGTACAAAGCTATTGCTACAGACGAGAGAGGCTATCCTCTGATACCAGATTTAGAGTCATATAGAGAAGCTATCTACTGGTATGTTATAATGAAGCTTACGTTCCCTAAGTTTATTAGTGGAAAGGTAGGAGGTAACTCTAAATATGCTATGAAGTACGCTAGAGACACTTACTTCTATACACAATAGCAATGGAACTTCTATAGAAACCAAGCATATGCTGAAGCAATGATGCCTACAGCTGGTGATATGGAGAACATAAAGAACGAATGGAATAGACTTATCCCTGAGATTGAAGCTAGTGATACGTTCTTTAAAGATATAAATTCTAGAGATCACATATATAACGATTACTACTATGGTTATTAATGAGAATAATTCACATATAAACTCCTTTACCAAAGGAATGAATTCTGATACTGCATATGATCAGATATAGAATGTGCAGTACACATACGGTAAAAATATCAGAATTACGAAGAATCAGATGCTTGGAGGAGCTAGTGATTATTCTACTATTCGCGAAGGTGTAGTTTCTCCAGTGCCCATAGGAAGAGATGAAGAGCCTTTTGTATTTAAAACTAACGAAATAGGCCAATATCCAGAAATAATAGCTACAGATTCTATAGATGACATAAGCATAGTAATATGTTCTGATGATACCGACGATATTGCTGTATTTAAAATAAATCCGGATTCTCCGAGCAACCCAGAGTTGATATGGTTTTCAGAACAATTCTTTAACGGTAAGTCGAAAGATATATCTACTGTATTATATAAGGAGTTAGATAATGTAATAAAACTATATATAGCGAGCGATGTATGTCCTATTATAACATTGAGGGTTGAAGATGGACATCCTGACTATTATTCACCATAGACACATTGGAGAGATAAAGATTATCTTATAAACAATAGGATAATGCCTAAAGATCCTGTATACATAGATGACGTAATAGACGGTAGACTTATTACATCATAGGTGCAGTATACATACAGATTTTATAACAAATATGGCAACTCTACTTAGCTTGCTCCTCTTACTAACAAAATACAAGTAATAAGTCCTATAAGAGATAAAGAAGTAGGTAACGCTGAGAATACAGAGACTTCTATTGGATTCACTATAAAAATTCCCATAAAAGATAGTAATAACTTTGACTACATGGAAGATTTTGACAGAATGTAGGTGTTTAGATTGTCTTTTATTAAACCCAATGAAGACTCCGAAGTAGCTCTTATTTACGATGATAAAATAAAAAAGGTATCTGGCAACAACTTTATTCTCAACGATGTTGGCATAGAACCTTTACAGGTATTGACTATCGAAGAGTTTTCCTCTATGTCAGGTCTTATACTTACTCCGAGGACAATAGAAATAAATCAACAATATATGTTTTGTTCGAACATAGAAGATGACACAATCATTACTGATTTACGTTTGAACGGAGTTGACGGAAATACGACAATACCTATTGTACATACTAGCGTTACTATATCAGATACAGTAGATGGAACAATACCAACTGTAACTGGAGAAAAATTCAAAAGTAGTGATTATATATACGAAAATAATGATAGCCCTTTGATGTCTGTAACAGATTATTTTGAAAATAGAGGTATAAATTCAAATCTACCAAAATCTACATACAATAATCTGTTTGCATCTAGTTTACTTAGATCTTTGAGAAGAGGAGAGGAATATAAATACGGTATTGTATATTATGATGATAAAGGACGCAGATCTGATGTAATACCTATTGGAAATGTAAAAGTTGGTAAAATAGGAGTAGACATAAATCCCTTTACTATAGAAGGAGGAAAGTTAATAGCAAATCCAATAGGTGTAAAAATAACACTTCCTCAACCTAAAAATAAGTACGGAAACATATATCCAAATATAGTCGGATGTCAGATAGTAAGGCGGTCTTCTTCTGAAATATATTAGAATACTCTACTTCAAGTGGCATTGGCTAGACCAATTTAGCAAAACCTAGCCCTTTTGAACAAAGATTGGGAAACTGAAAACAAATCTCCATTCTATCCGTCTGGATTTCTTTCTACCGACGATATTTATATATGCCCTACATATTATGAAGAGCTTACTAAATATGCAGACGGATATAGCACTGTTGCAGGATCAAATGACCTAGAAATAGAGAATGGAGTGGCTTTAAATCTAGGAAACAATATATATGTAATAAGATATTCACAAGAAGTACTAAAATATTTTTATAAATTTTCTGCAAAAACTAAAAATAAACAACTTTTTTAGATCTTTTCTTCAGAAATAGATTTTAGAAGAGACGATGTTTTAGACAGATTGAACGTATCTGACGTCGAAATAGAAAATTTATTATCAGTACAACCTTCTTATAAAAGATATGGAGATTTATCTGTTCCTACTTGGCAAACATCAAGCGAAACTTTAAGAAGACGACACGATTGGGAAGAAGGTTTGAGATTCTTTGGAGAATTAGACGTAACAAACGAATATATAATTGATCCAAACAACGAAGACGGTATTACAAAAAGTGATGTTATATTTCACAGAGATTAGGCTTATAAATTATCTACAACAGAAAAAACAAACGTACATTGGGTATTCAATTATTTTACTGCAGCTAGAGCCATAATTAATCCAAAACCTTCTGATAAAGTTTCTATAAAATCAATAAAAGATGTAAAAATACCTGGATGGAACGATGGGTTTACGAATATATTAAAAAATGACGATGGGTTAACAATAGGAGGTATAAAAAAATATCAACAATATACTACCAGCATAGACCACCATGTCTACAACAATTGGGCATCTTTTGGGAAATATAACTTCTAGACTGGAGGTATGGAAAGATTTCCGAATACAACTGCACATAAAGATGGCGGCGAATTTATAGACAAATCGGAGTGGTTGTATAGTTGGATAAATGATTGGAATGATTCAAGAGATGACTTCTTAAGATGTGGCTTTATCGGTCCTGGGCCATCATGCTTTCTTATTGCCACAAAAGGAGATTTTGGCACGTATTATGACAATAATAAGTTACATACGCTTATATGCAATATAACACATTCTCCAAAAATAGAAAACGTTCAATCTGAGGAGCATACTACATATTTTGGATTTGGTAATTATTTTAGATTGAAATTAGATAATAACTAGTACAAGATTGTAAATAAAAACAATTCTTTATCTACATATGCAGTAGTTTTCGACGGAGATATATATATTACGCCTCATGAGATAACTACTATGTATAAGACGTACAATTTTGAGTCAGTAGATACTCTACAATCCACATAGATTACTAACTACATTCCACTTGAGTCTAAGGTTAATACCTACTTTGACTATGGGCAAAATCTTAGAAACACAGAAAGTCCAAATCTAATATATGAACCAGGTTAGATAGAAGGTATTATAACACAAGAACGTCCTGCCCATCAGTATAATATGATATACTCTGATAATGACGCTTCCAACGATGTATTTACCCTTATATCTACAGATAAGAATGAAACTAATAAGTTCCCACAGCGTACATATTTCTCTGAACCTAAGACAAATGGAGAGTTTATAGACAATTTCTTAATCTTTAAACCAGCTTCATTTATAGATGTTGAAGGTACTTATGGATAGATAACAGAGCTTGCTACAAACAAGAATATACTGTATTACTGGCAAGAACATGCATTTGGTAAGTTTAGTGTCAACGAGCGTTCTTTGGTCAACGATACGAATGGTAATACTATAATGCTCGGACAAGCTGGTATTCTCTCTAGATACGACTATATTGATACTAGATACGGTATGAGAGAAGGTGATAGATGTGAATGTCCTGTAGACGATATGGTATACTGGGTTGATATTAACAATAAGGCTGTTGTAGCTGGTAATACACAACAGGCTATCAACTATGGAGAACGTTTGGGTGTATAGAATATCATAAACGATACGATATCTACAAAGAAACCTTATGTTCATCATGATCTACAAAACGACGAATTGCTTTGTAAATGTTTAAGAGACGGGTATTAGTTAGTTTTCAACACTAAGTATAATATGGCCACTTCTATATATACTAGAAGATATGATGACATGCTAAATGTAAAGAATCATCTATACACGGCATATATAACAGACAACGACGATCTTCAAGTAAACAAGATCAATTACCTAACCAACGTAGAAAATGTTTAGTTTTTGTCTCCAATACAACTTAAGTTTGTAGTCAATCCAAATGCGTCTATAACAAAAGTGTTTGATTCTCAATAGATAGTTCCAATAAAGAGAAATATATCTAAAGAATCTTTTGATAATACACAGATGTATTTTGAAACTGACACATTTAGCAAAGTCATAGGAGACATGTAGGATCGTTATACTGATAGGGAAGGTAATATTATATACAACGTTCCTAGATGGGGTAACGAACAATATGGAAATAGAATGAGAGGTAAATGGATGTTAGTAGACATGTATAACAATGATCCTACTGAATATAGTTGTTTATCTCACGTAATAACTAAATTTAGACAATCCTTCAGTTGATTATGAAATAGAAAAAGAAATTGCCTAGATATTGGCTAGGTACAAGAAAACCCACAGGATTGGGTTACCAGCCCAACAGAGGGATTGGTGATACTACATTTAATACTTAGAAAGGTATATCTGTATAGCCTGAAGCTAATGCGATGCGCTAGAACCAGTTACCCAATGCGTTAGGAAAGTTAAGTTCTGCCGCTTAGTATCCTATGTAGATGTTATAGAATCTTACTCCTTTATTAACTACAGAAGCAGCCAATGCTTTTAAAACAGCAGGATCTTAGATATTACCTACCTCTACTAAAAACTGGGCAATAGGCACTGCATTAAAGGAGGTTGGAAAAAAGGCTCCTACCAAAGCGGGATTAAACACCATTGGTACAACAGCAGGGGCACTTGGTACAGCTTGGGGATTGTATAATATAGGTTCTGACATAGCACATGCTGGAGATACTATATCTCAAGGACAGATAGCTAATTCAGCTGCTACAAATACTATAACTACCGCAGGAGGTAATACTTATACCGAGCGAGGAGGTCTTGATGCTCAAGGTATAATGGATTATGAGCACTAGATGGCTACTGCAAAGAAAGTGGGATTGACCACAGATGCTGTTGGTCTAGGTGCTTCTGCAGGCGGATTAGTTGGTTCTATTGTTCCTGGTGTAGGTACTGTACTTGGTACTGGAATAGGAGCTGGTCTTGGATTATTAGCTGGAGGTGTAGCATCGTTACTTGGTTTCGGAGACAATGAAGAAGAAGTAGAACAGATGATGCGAAATCAAGAGGATGTATTTGCTATGCAGAATAGATAGAGTAGAGCTACCGCACTAGATAAAGATACTAAAGCAGAGTTCTATAATCGTGCTGCAGATGGTAAACGTCCTGTATGGACTCCAGCTGGTCTTATAGGAAAGAAAGCTACAGCTAGAGTATCTAATGGAGAAGTAGTAGGTAATTTTGAAGAAGGTATAGCTACAAGAATACCTGGATAGAAGAATAATAAAGACACCAAACTAGCCGCTCTTAAGGATGGTGATTTTGTAATAAGTAATAAATACGGTCTCTCTGACTATGCAGCGGCTACAGGAGACTATGCAGGAGCATTAAACCTGTAGGAAATGTTAATGGGTATGAGAAATTCAAAAGGATATAAATGTGGTAAGTTACCTGGATTTAAGTTTGGCTGGGATAGTGCTTTATCTATGCTTCCTCACGTAATGTCTTTCATGACCAACCAGAGTTAGTATAATAGAGCTAAGAATGCTGATACATATGCTCCAGATACTTACGTAGACAATGCAGAAGGGGCCAAGGCTGTCAATGAATTAGCACAGCTTAGGTATGATGCTACTCCATACTATAGAGAAGCTTAGAGAGGCTTAAATTAGGCTAATTGGGATGCTCGTAGACAAGTTGGTCTAGGTATGGGAGGTAGAGCTATAGCACAGAATGCTAACTTTAATGCTTATTTGAACAGTTTAGCTAAGATTAATGCAACTGAGAATGAAGCTAACACTGGATATAGAACAGCTTATGCTAATGCTTTAGCTCAGTTGGGTGCTAGAAATCAAGAAGCTCGTATTAATAGTAATATACACAAATATGGTTGGCAACAGCAAGCTAATGCTGCTAAAGAGAACTGGATGGCACAGTATCTTAAGAATAGAGATACGAGCTTCCTCAATGGTGTTGCAGAATGGCTTAAACAGGGTCAGTATAAAGATTCTCTTGCTGCTCAGAATAGAATGCTGAATATCTATGAAATGCAAGCTAATACCGATCGAATGAAAGTATTGAAAGGTCTTCCTGACGCAGTTATAACTAATCCTCCTTCTACTAGATCCACATACGTTCCACCAATGATAGCCAGACCGGAAGAAACAAGTCAATATGTAAAACCGGCCTCACAGTTATATACAGTGACAACTCCTACTACACTAAAGAGAGATTACAGGAATTGGAGTACGCCTGTATGGGGAGGTTTAGGTGGTTTTAAAAACGGCAAACTTCCAAGATGTGAAGATGGATTGGTAGATACTAGAAGTGATACAACATATCAAGGATATAATCCAAATCCGATACCATGGGGAGCTGGATCGGGTCCTGCAGGACAAGGTCCTCTAACTTTATTAGAAGGTGCAGATCAAGCATTAACTCTTCAAAGCGTACGTAATAATCCGCATTTGTAGACAGGCGTTGCTCCAAGCCCCATGTCTAGAGCAAAAAAGGTTTATGACGGAGCTAGAAAGTTTAATAATTTGAATGATTCGCGTTGGTGGAAGAATTATGACAACTACTACGATCCAATGTCACCACTTATAGAAGGAATGAACATAGGTTTAGGCGGATATGGATTATACAACGTCTTAAAAGATAAGCAGAAGAAATGACATTTTTAGGACTTGAAAGACCGGTCGAACAAGGAAGAGAGTAGGTGTTTGACCCAGTTACAGCTTAGATGGTCTTAAATGCCAATAGAGACTATATAAATGCTGTATACAATGAATATCAATAGGCTAAGTAGGACATGAAGGACTTCAATAAAGAGTATGGAGATTTTCTTAGTCCTATAGCTAAAGATATGGATTGGTATGCAAAGAATGTTACAGGAGCTGTAAGAGATAAAATAAATGACTTATACGCTAGAGGTATAGATCCTCTACGTAGTTCTGAAGGTAGAGCTGCTATATCAATGTTCTTAAATTCTATAGATACTGCAGGTATTGCTAAGGTAAGATAGAGTGCAGAAGCTGCTAAAGAGTATATTAAGAATAGAGGTATATTGGAGGCATCTGGCAAATGGGATCCTAATTTTGAAAGATTTGCTAATAACGGACAGATGTTAGAAGATTGGGATACTATGGGTGGAGGATAGATTTGGACTAGAACTTCTCCTGTAGAACTTAAAACCCTTAAAGAAGTTACAGAACCTTGGTATAATAATAGAACGGCACACATGCTTGATAAGGCTGGCGTAGAGTCTTTTGGAATGGCGTATGATCCTAGATATTAGTACAGTGGATTTACCAATAAAGACCTTTTGGATATTGCAGCAGGATAGACGCCTGGATGGAACGGTAGTATATATGCAGATTATTATAGAAATGTTGCAAAACAAATGGTGGCGGCAAATAAACTTCTTAATGGAGATGACAGTCCTATTACTGCAGAAGAAGTAGAGAGGCAACTACAATAGAATGTTGCTACTGCAAATAAAGAATATCTTATACAGCCTACTAAAGAAGCAGATCAGTTTGCATTAGATAATCATCGTACGGCAAATGACATTGGTGCATATAGAGCAAAACAGGCTATTGATTTTGAATATGATAAGAAACGACTAACTGATCCTGTATTTATGGCGGCTGCTGCGCAGAAAGGTAAATCTGGAAAGGGAGGAAAAGTTGTAGAAAATCATAATATATTTAGAGAGGCCGAAATAAAAGCAAATTCGGCATTACCAAACAACCCATGGACAACAAATGTTGGTACTCATACAGGATACGTTCCTTCTGGATAGTATGGAGAATTGATAGATCCTATTATTCCTGGACAATATTTGTTAGGAAAAGATAAGAATTCTGGGTAGACCATTGAAATGTTCAAATTTAACAACGACGATATACTGGATCATATTTATACTGTAGAAAAGAACGGTGAACTTAGAAAACGAGAACTTGTTAATAATTCTAACAGCGATGCGTTTACATTTACACCAGAAGGACAAATTGTTGCTACAAAAACTCCAAGTGGATACCGCTACTTTATATCAGGTACATTGAAAGGTAATAAGAGTAGAAATGACGTATACAGCAAAAAGAATAAATAGATCTGGATAGAAGTAACAGAAAGGGGTTATGTATATGACGGTAAATGATATTGATAACTTCAGAAAACTAAATGCAATGACGGCGCCATCCGACAATACTCGGGTGGTGTCGCCTTATCGCATAAGAGCAAAAGGGCAATCTAGACCAAATATAACTACTGTAAATAGATAGGAATAGATTCGTAGAATACGAGAAGCTGGTCAAAAGCAAAAAGAAGACGCAGATCGTATAGAACAACTTAGACTGGAAAGAATTGCTAAAGCTTAGGCTGAAGAAGAAGTTAGAAGGAATGAGAGACGTCGTCTCGATGATATTGCAGCAGCTGAACGTAAACGTAGAGATGCGATTCAAAAGCAATACGAAGAGCAGAAAAGCATAAACGAAGCTAACGCTGAAGCAGAAAAAAAGCTGGAAGAATAGACATACGAGAAGAATTATCAGGATTGGAAAGCTGATATAGCTAAAAACCCAGATGATTATAACCCATTTACAAGAGCTATTGCAAAAGCGTCAACTTTAGGATTAGGATACGATAGACTTGCTCGTACGCTGTTCGATATGAAAAACAAGTTTGGTTCTGTAGCAACAAATTCTATAGATACAAACGGTACTAGATATCAAGGAGAGATATCTCTAAGACAACATGCTATAGATGCGGCGCAAGAGCATCAAAATAGAATTGGTCTTGAGCAATACAAATTAAATTTACAAGATGTATAGAAAGAATTTACTCCGGGAACAAAAGAGTATGGTGACATACAGCGCAACATAAACGATATAGACGGCCTCTTGAACAATCCTTTGTCAAAACAGCTGGACGATGATTATAAGCAAAATTATGTCATCAATAAATCTGGAGTATGGGATCTGATGAAGAAAACTTGGCGTAATTTTATGTCAGGCTTTACTTATGATCAATATAAAGATCTTATCGCAGAACGTAACTACAAACAAGACGTAGACCAGTATTATGATACTCTTGTAGAAGTAAGAAACGATATCCAAAAAAGCAATACTAACAAAGACTTCTTATATGCTAAAGTAAATCCATATGCTCCTGGTGTAGGACAAAAAAGAATAGACAATAAGAGGACACTGGCTTCGTATACTCCGCAAGAATTACTTAATCTAGACGCACAGCAAACAAACAATAGGTTAAACGATCTTAATGAAGAGGTAAAAGCTTATTAGAAATTATATGCAGATAATAGACAACATTTGGCGGATAGTCAAAAATATTGGCAGATATCTGAATATTTTAAACACGGAATAAATGCGCATCAAAACGATCCTTTAAATAGTCTTGGATATTGGGGATACGCTATATATCCTATGATAGGTAGTACATTCTCTTCTCCAGAGCAATTAGTGTCTACTGCAGCTTAGATTGGTTCTGCAGGAGGTTTTGCTTCTACTCCATGGACAGGCGGTGCTGGTGCTGCTATAGGTGCTGGTGCAGGACTTGTTGCTGGATATTATGGAATACAATCAGGTTTTGCTGAAAACAAAACGGAAGCTGGACAAAAACGTATAGATAACTTCAAAGAACTATTGCAGCAGAAAGGAGACAAGACACCAGATAAGACTATAGCAGAACTTATTGACAGATCTGGTTAGTATTGGAAAAAGCAAGGTTGGTCTGAAGAGTAGATAAATGAGTATTTGAAAGGAGAAGAAGGAAAGAATCACGCCATAAACGACTATCTTACTGGATTGACAAAAAGCCTTGTAGATAAATCTGGGAATCCTTATGTATTTGATGGAGAATCTAAGCGTCCATTATATACAAATCCAATAGCAGATCCTGTTGTGCAAAATGCAGAGTTGTATTCTACACAAGGTTTACAAGCTTTATATGAAGCAGATAATGCTCGTACTGTGATAGGAAACCTATTCTAGACTTTAATTTCTATAACACCAACTGGGTCAATGCGTAAAGCCGCAAATATGTATCTTGGTGAACAAGGAGTAAAAATTTTAAGCGGAAATTACGCAAAAGGTGCAGCTATAGGTGAAATGGCTGGTTTTGGTGTCGCTGGTGAAGTGATTGGCGGTTCAGCATACACTTTAGGACATACTTTAGCAAAAGCTGGAATAGAACAACTGCCAACAAGAGCTAAAAACCTATTCAGAAGTATTGAACAAGGCGTTATGCACAAATATCAAGACGTATACGACAAACTTCTACCGAGTAGTAAATTCGGAAAAGCTGCTGCTATATATGGAACTAGAGCTGCAAAGACAACATCTGCATCTATGATGTCAGAAGGCGCAGAAGAAGCTGTTCAATATTTGAATAGTAAAGAAGATTATGCCAAGAAGTACGGATGGGATGGAATGTCTATATCTGATGCTATATTTAATGATATATATCAAGGAGCTAGAGTATTTAATTCTTATGGTGCATTACTTGGTATTACTGAATCGGATCTTCTAAACGATGCAGAATATTGGTCTAATGTACAAGGAGGATTTGCTTTAGGTGGAATACACACTGGTACAGTAAGAGCTGGCGTGGAAGGATTTAATGCATATCGTGAGATTCCAGTTCATAATGCTATTCTCGAAAGCGCTGTAATGAATCGTGAGCTCGATAAGAAAGATAGGGCTGCTAATGTAGAGTTTGCACGTTAGGCTATGCGCAGAAGAACTAATGAAACGCTAGAGGTTCTTGATTGGATGGAGCGAAATGATTCCAGAAGAGAAGAGCCGATGTTTACATCTGAAGACTACGCTGAAAAGAGGAAAGCAGTAGAGAGAATATCTCAGTTGGTAAACAATAAAGATATGCGCGCTAGACTTGAAGCAAAAGGTATTGTTTACGGTACAGAGGAATACGCAAATGCTATTGCAGATAGATATAGTTTAGAGGAATAGTACAGACAAAATAAAGCAGAACAATAGGATAAGAATAACAGTATAAACGGGTTCTATAATACAAAAGAATATCAAGAAGAAGCTGATGCTATTGTTGAACAATATCTTAATTCTGACTTTGAAGAAATGATGGGCATGTCTGCCGCTATGGTTACTGCAGGTAATGAAGCTGTAGCAGCAGAAATACAGAGAGCAAATGAAGCTGGTGAAGACACTAGTACGTCAGACTTTAAAAAGCATCTCCAGACTATACGTAAAGATGCTTAGGAAGCACACAATCAGCAAGTAAGAATGCAGTACAGAAACAATGTATTGCAGATGTCTCATATTGCTCATAAATTACAGTCTCTTTTAAAATTAAGAGCTCAGCATAAGTCTATTAATGACTTTTTTAAATACATCAACGATAAGTTTAATCTTAGACCAAAGAGAGGTGATGCAAAACTCATTACGCAGAATGTAGATGAACAAATAAGATAGACTAAAGAACAACTTCGTCAGATTGCTGAAGAATTTGATCCAGAATTATCAGATGAAGCAACGTTGGAATTTATAAATCAGCTGCCTATTGTAAATGCTCATTCTGAGGAAATAGAACGTCATGAAATCGCAGCTGCTATGCTTCAAGCAGATAAAGCAGTAATAGACAGACATGCTGCTATGTTTGACGAAGGTCTTGTTAAGACGGCAGACGGAAAATATCAGTATAATCCTAAGCAATGGAAAGCTCAGAAAGAACATGCAAACAAACTTCTTGAAAAATTTAGAAAGAAAGAACTTACTTTTGAACAGTTTCAAGAGCAAATGGGTAACGCTCCTGCTGCAGAGCCTTACAATGAAGAGGATGTCAAGAACAATCCTTATGCAAGAAGAATAAAAGCTATTATTGATGCTAGAAAAGATGATGAATCTTTGGAGCACATGATGCGAGATATAGAGGAAGGCGACGGCGTTGTAAAAATTCTTGATGAATTAGCCAAAGAAGAAACAAAGGAAGCTACTTCAGATAAAGATAAAGAAGATGCTAGAGAAAGGTCTGAATCATTCGACTTTGAAACTGCAGAAACAAGCCCCGTAGAGGCTATTTCTAGCCCTTCTGAGAGCGTTTCTACTGCTCAGCCTACAATTACTCCAAGAGAGAAATACGAACGCCGTAAACAGCGTGCAAATGAGAATTACAAGAAGCGTAAAAAGAGTCTTAGAGACTTAAGAAAGAGAGCGTACGCCACTATAGTTCCTATTCCTACTCCCTTATTGGATTTGGCTAATTATCTTATAACAAAGGCTCAGATCGGAACCTATAAGATTGCTCAATTTGCAGAAGAACTTAAGAATTTAGCAAAGTCTAGAGGATTCAACGCAAACGATTTTGTATCTGGTATTAAGTCTTTCTATATAGATAATGCTGTTCAAGCTATATCTGAAAATCCAGAGCTATCAGAAAACTTCTCAGATACAAAAGAGATAGTATCGTTCCATTTTGGAGATCAAATAGAAACGAGTTAGCCTACAACCACAGGAGCTGCTCAATCTATGCAGGATCAAATAAATAGAGAAACTGCAAAGATTAATACTACTCTTAGTACTCATTATGATACAGTTGTAAATATAGATGGTGGTATAGAAATATATCCTAATAGAGAGGCTATAGTAAATGCAAAGTTTGAGTCTAATGTAATGTGGCAAAGTATCGTTGAAAAATTAGAATCTCTTAAAGATAACGAATCAGAATATAAAACTTATCTTGAAGATTTATTTAAGAATTTCTAGAATTTCAATATACCTATAAATGATTATGTAAAATATCGTAATGTGCACGGCATGTCTCAAGCTATAGCTAACATGCGTTGTAATCAAGAGAATACAGAAAGTGTACAGAACGGTAAACATATAAGAAACGCTGTTGTTGCTATAATGCTTGGCAATGAGGACCAAATTGATAAGAGTTATTTCTTAGGGGATTATGAAGGTTTCAGACAACAGATACTCAGACTTAGAGAACAACTTACATCTAAGGTAAACGGAAAAGGTCTTACTATTCTAGATACAGCTGTTCCTATATATGGTACAGATTACAATGGAATGAGAATATCGTCCGAAGCAGATATCATAGCTACAGATGGTACTAAAATATATGTAATAGACGTAAGATATTCGTTTGATTCTCCAAGAAAAAACTGGAATATTAAATTTCCTAGAGCTACGTTTACTATTGGAGAACACGTAACTAAACGTGTAAAATAGATAGAGCAAATAGTAAATACTAAGTTTGGTCGTGGAGTAAATGGATTATATTGTCTTCCTATTATATACGATCCATCTTCAGAAACAACATTAGCTGATGGTACAACTATATAGGGATATTTAAGCGTTGACTATAGCGAATCTGGGGCCGCTCTCAAGGAGATTAAGCCTGAGACGAATGATCCTATAGATGAGTCATTAGATACGCTCAGAGAGGCTGCAAATAGTCTTATAGATGAAATAAATAAGAATATAGACGAATATAATACTATAGCAGAAGAAGCTAGAAAATATTCAGATTTATATCAACCAATAGATAATGTAGAAGTTCATACATTCGATTCTGCACAAGAGTATAAGAATTATATTAACACTATACATGCTCAGTACGATACATTGCAAGATCGTATCGATGAAATGAAGACTTTGATAAATCAAAGGTCTAATTTGTATGACGAAGTATGGCAACAGAGACAGCAGAACGAAACAGATCAACAGCCAATAGAATACGAAACAAAGTTATCTATACTCAAAGACGCATGTTCAGATCTTGAAGTATTGATCGACGAATTACCTGATGTTAGAGTTACTACAGATGTAGAACGCAATAACGTAGAAGCTTTTGTAGATGCTTTATTTAAAGCACAACTTGCATTGGATGATGTACTATCTACACAAGGAATGGATGCTATAGATATTGCTTCAGAATAGCAGCTTATTGCTACAGCTATAGAAATTCTTACCAAAAACGAAGAAGGCTTTGGTAAGCCTGCTGTATTTGCTAAACGTTGGTGGGCTACATAGTTTGCAATAGGAGTTACAAATAATACTTCTGAAAGAGTAAAGACCGAGAACGATATATATTTTGGTTATATAAATCGTATAGATTCTTGGGTATAGACTTGTGCAAAAGCATTTGATAACATGAACGGAGACTATTCTTTACAAGAATGGTATAGTACGTTAATGAACAATTACTTTAGTGTTCTGTTAGATAATGCCGAAAAGTTTGCAAAAAATGTCGTTACTGATCCAGCTCAGCAAATATTACTCCTTAACTCAGTACAAGCTGGAAGAGGGTTAATCAATAGATTTAATAGTCTGTGGGATACAAGACCAGATGAAAAATACAACGGTCCTTCTTTCTCTCCAGATGTAGATAAAATTAATAGAATGCCAGTTCGTTGGAATGATTTGTATGGAGAAACTGATTCTATAATGCCTTCATTCAATGAGATGTCTGATAATAAAGGGGCAGGAAAGTTCTATTATTATTTATCCACGAGTCCTTGGTTCTTAGATGAAACAAAGACAAAGATGGTATTATCTCAGAGAAAAGATGGAAAACTGCAGATATACATAGAAGGTCCTACTAGAGACGGATCGATAAGAAACGTCACTTTGTCATTCGACAATGATATAACAAAGGCTAGAACGTAGGATGTAGAGAGATGGGAGTATGTTAACACCGCTAGACAAAGATTTATTCGTAAAGCTATTGCCGCTCTTGAATTTGTAAGAAAGAATCCTGGATATGAAGTGAGATTCGATAGATCTACAAATAAAGGACAAATCTTATATAACGAAGATGGCCATATATCTCCAGTAACTGATTTTGCGTTTAATGGCGAAAATAATAAGTAGGATTTATATACTATTCGTTTATCTAAAGAGAATCGTCTTGGTGTACTTGTAAGATTAAGTGGAGATAATGTCGGTCCGGATACTTACAATGTAAGAGGTGGTAACAATCTGATGGACGATATTGGCGGTTTTGATAGAGATTATCAGAAGCAAAAAGTCCATATATATAGCGGAGCCTTGGTTTATTTCTATGATACTGGAAACGGACAATATATAGGTATACCTATTCAGAGTCAACCTATTGGACAAGAGGATGCTGTAAAATTAGTAGATCTTATACAAAAATATATTGCTGGTGATCGAGTAGATCAACATGGTTTCAATATAATGGAACTGCTTAAGATGCGTTTATATATGGCAGATCCAGAACGCAGAATTACTCGTAGAAACAATACCAACAATATGATTTCTATTGAAGATGGTCACGTTGTTATAGGAAAAGACGTATTTGATATAGTATCTCAGAAAGGAGATATTATAAACAGAATAGCTTCTATGTAGAACGTTACTAGAGCTGCTATGCTTAACCAATATATGCGTACATCTGACAATAGTATTATATCAAGAGTGCGTACTTTGTTTGGTAGTGGTTAGCAGAACAGAATGCAACTCACAAACGGTCTGATATTCGATAAGGACGACTTTACTCATCGTAATGAAGGAGTAGATGTACAGGACGGTTCTACGTGGCTCGGATATATGATGCGCAATGGTTTGCTTGGTACATCTGCAAAGGGTATTGGGTACAAAGAACTTAGAATATCTAATGTGAGAGTTGTTCCTAAAGGATTCTCAGAAGAACAACCTATATAGAAAGAGATAGAACAAATACAACAAAAACCAAAGGTTGTTGTAAAAGAAGATGATTTCTTCGATAAACTTGCCAAACTTAGAGGAGCTGCACCTAAAATTTTAGACGCATCTGAAATCGATATGAATCGTGGAGTAGAACAGCAAGAATCTTTCATGTAGGATGTAATAGACTATTTCGATTCTGTTCTTGGCATAAACGGAAGAGTTGATTTTAGTCCTACGGATGAGAAAGTTTTAATGGAACTTACTAAGAACGAAAGAGTTGCTGGTATATGTACTGCAGAATCTATCAAACTTACTAGATATGTTCCGATGAGTGTTGCATGGCACGAAGCATTCCATAAGATATTCGAACTTGTAATACCTGCAGAAGAGCGCGATAAATTTTATAGTGCTTACCGTTGGGGAAGACGTACAAAACCATCAGATAGAGCCGTTGCAGAAGCGTTTGCAGATATGTTTATGACGTATATGCAAAACAAACAAGCAATAAAGAATAATAAGTTCTTTAAGAAAATTCGGCCGTGGATAAAGTCAGTAGGCTTTGCAATAGGAATGGTGTTTAAGATAGGTCCTCATAGAGCCAAATAGATGTTTAGTATGTATCACGATATAAATAAAGGTTTGTATCGTAATACTGCAATCACCAAAGAACAAAATGACAGATTTGTTAAGCTATTTAAAAATGGTCTATATTATACTGTAACAAATACAGATAACAAACATTCTGCAGAATTCTCACATATCGCTGATATAGGTGATAGAGACAAACTCGTAAGAGGTTTATCTTATTTTATCCTTAGAGCGTTTGGTATAGATGAATTGAATCCGAATGTAGCTAGGGTCAAGATTACTGGTGGTACGGATAAAATGAAGTCTACGGTAGACCGTCTTGCAGAAATAAACGACGGTAGTATAATAGATTATCTAAAGAGTCAACATCCTGTATTTGAAGAAGTCTTTGAAAAAGTTTAGAAAGAACATAAAGGAAAAGACGGCAAAGTTGTAATGTACAACTATTATCCTAAGTTTGATGCATTAAGTAGACATATTGCTGATTATATTAGTAGCATCTTTGATACGATGCGTAAACCTAAGATAGAGGATGATGATACTCGTACACAAACGGATGGTCAAGATGAGCAGAGTGAAGGTATAGACTTCAAGGCTAACGATACTGATTATTGGGATAAAGCTGCTTATGAGTTCTCTAAGCTCGACGGATTGATGGACGAAGTTAAACTGTTCTTTGGTACAATTCCTTACGGCGTATATGAAGACGTAAAAAACGCTGACGGTACTATTACTAGAACAGTTGTTACAGATTATAATAGAAATAAATTCGGTTGCCCAGAATTTAGACCTGCGGAAGAGGTTTGGAGCTTAATGGTAAATAAATTCCATACGGCGTCTTCTATTGAAGAACTCGATAAGATGTTAGAGGAATGCGTTGCCATAGATCCATTATATGCTCAAGTATATCAGAAGTTCCATACTCTTATTTCTGGCATCTATAAGAAGAATGAATCTGGAGTAGTTGTAGTAGCTCAAACAAATTTCGACAAAGAAGCTTTCGCTTTACAGATACTGAGTGCTATATAGAGTTAGAAGAACATATTCTTAGTAGGCTTATCTGAAAAACAAAATTCTGATGAGAATGAAGGTAAATCTGTAAGAATTGTAGAATCTTCAATGGACAGAGATTCTAGAACGTATCCAGACCAATGGAATAGGTATTTGGTTTCGGGTCAAATTGGTGTATTCTAGAGAGAGCGTGGCGAAGGAATGTAGCTTGACTCTGAAGGACGAAGAAAGAAAACTGTATTGTTATTTAGAGAAGGTATGGGTGGTAAGAATAGTGCTGATATATTCTCTAAAACAGCTAAGTTCTTTGGAGATATGAGGCAAGCAATTACCTCAAATAATTCTGATATAACTGTAGACGGAATAAATTATAATCTACATTCTTTCGAAGATCTAGGTAGAATAAAAGACGAAATCGTGCATAAGCTTAATACCATAGGTATTATGTTTGAAAGAGGCGCTCTTGATTATATGCTGTCTGAACTTTACGGTGGTGTTGATGCAGATGCAGTTAGACGTTTTTTAAACGATTCTCCTGTTTCGAATGATGAAAACGTACTGGAAAGTGAAAAGAAAGCTACTCTACAATCCTTCATAAATAGAATAAACACGTACGTGTCGAATGATGGTATTATTAACCAATATGCGATAGAACAGGAAGGATATGGAAAGATTGGTTTTGTTAATAAATTGGCAAACTGGCAAGGTAAGTATAAGAGAATGAACTCTCAGAATATGGCTTATGCTTTAAATGGTAAAAAGTTATATTCTATATCTTAGAATAATAGTATATCTCATATTGTAAAACAACTTAATAGTATGGATATGGAAAACCCAACTGTTAAGGTGTTATCTGGATTTGGATATAATGTTACTAGAAACGAAATGAACCTTCCTATGGGTTCTATAATACTTAAAGCTATAGCAAACAAAAAAAAGATAAAAATTAATACTTATACATATATTGGGTTCAAAACAGACAACAAACAAGATCAAGGTTCTGAATATACAGATGAATCTACTGTAGAAGATTATATAGCTAAATTAACTATGTTGCAGCAGGGGTATTTGATATTTCCGACATTAGCGGATAAAGGTACTTGGATGTTGATGGATGGTATTGATATTCCTGGAATGAAATTTATATAGCTTTCTAAAGACGAAGATAAGTAGGATGAATCAAGCTTAGAAGAAGATAATAAATCTGTAGATCGTATGATAGTTAAAGGTGCTCCAACTATTAGAATAATAGAAGGTAAACCTTATTTAATTCCAGATAGTACTGTTGTAGACTAGATGATTGAGTATGCTAAGACAGAATTACTTGGTATACAACAATGTATGGAAGATCTTGGGTATGAAGAGATACCTGGGTATTAGAAAACCGGTAGAAAGGTATTATCTGATTCAGAGAAGATAGAAAACTACCATACAAAAAATAAGAATGTAGAACCAAATGGTACTAGATTTTTATCACTTACAGCTATTACTACTTATGAATATGATTCTAAAGAAAAGAAGTATAAACTTGTTACACACAATCTAAATGATCCCAGAGAAAGCTCTGTAAACCTTTTAAAGCGTGCTCAGGAGCATTTCTTTGCACGTCGTGAAGGAGAGACTGTATAGCAGATGATAGCTCGTTAGAGGGAAACTATGGCGCTTACGTTAGCCGTACAAACTCAAAATGAAGTTAATACTGCTGTACAATTAGGTATAGTTCAAAAGACTAATTATTCTGCTAAGTTTGGTAAGAATGATGTAAAAGTATCCGATAAGGATACAAATCTGATGAATCTTGATACTAAAGATCTCAACGCTCTACAAATACAAGCTTTATAGCGTCAATTCATGACTACTACACGTAGAAAAGATGGTACTTTATGGGATGATGTAAAAAATCCTGCCCAAAAAGCTTTCTATGCCAAGATGGCAAAGAGTCTCGCTATAGCTGCTATATTACAAGATGCCACTAATAGACATATTATATGCTCTCAAGAAATACAAAGATGCTTTAGTGGACATCCTGCTTTATTTAAAGTAAAGTATGGTAAGACTGGTATTTTGGATAGTGCGTATGATATTCAAAAACGTATTGGTGGTCTTGTATCTACTGGTGAAGATAATATAACAACTCTTCCTGGTATAAAATCTACATATGTTTGTGCAGAATGCAACGATTACGAAGTAGCTAGTCAATCTAACATAGCAAATAGACTTGAAGACATGTTCTGTGATAGCAATGCTAGATATATCTACGGATGTGTTACGGGCAGATGGGATGATGCATATAGCAAATCTATAGAAGAACTTGAATCAGACGAAGATTACGGAGACGCTGTAGTAAAAGCTAAAAATAAAGGTAAGATCTTTGCTAAATCGTTTACAGGTGGTATTAATGTTGCTGACGGTGCTTCTTATATTACTGCTGATATGTGCAGAGATATGCTCAGAATGCGTGGTGCATATAATAATAAAGTACGTAAAGCATTCAAGATATTGATGAGCAGTAGTAAGTATGATTGGACTAAGACAGCAGAAGCTTATAAAGAAGTCTATATGGCTCTTAATATAGTTCCTACTAAGTATACTGCTTACGGATTTAGACAACATTCTTTGAACGGTAACCAGGTTAGCGACGTTGCTGTAGCATATTATAATAAGTTCGCACTCTTCCCAATATTCCCATGTATGGCTACTGGTAAGATGGAAGCTGTATATTAGAAAATGGTAGACGAAAAAGTAGACATGTTACTCATGACTTCGGCTGTTAAGGTTGGTAGTCAAGGGGCCGTATCGTTCGACGGAGAGACTATAAGCGAACCATTTAATAAGTATGAACAAGATTATTCTTACTTACGCAGACAGTTGAATACTGATCCTGAAGATAAAGATGAAAATCATATTGGTACACAGATGATGAAGATTGGTCTTTCTAATCTTGTTGCAGAACGTACATATATTGATATGGATGGCAATGAGATTACTGGAGATCAGATACTCGAAACAATGATGTCTTCTATCAACGAGCTTGCTAACATAGGAGCTCAGGAGATAAAAGACATGTTTATGACAGTAGATACATAGACTGATGAAAACGGTAATATAATCTCTTCAGAAGAACGAATAGACTATAAGAAGTTGTCTGAATATCTGAATGAACAATTGACGTCTAGAAATGCTAATAAGACTATCATACAGGCTATTCAAACTACTCCTGATGGCAAGAAACTTTCTTCACCTTTAGCAGCTACCCCAGATGCAGCTTGGATTGAGAGTATTTTTATATCTACAATGAACAAACACATTGTTGATATAACCACTCCAGGTAAATCATTTGTGCAGCGTTCTGTTTGGGCAATGGAAGGAGATAGTAATATGTCTCCTACTCTCAATAGGGGTTAGAAACTTCAGATGATCAACGAAGATCACAGTATGGATGCTGTTATCAGTATAGATTACTTTAAGGATATACTTCCAGAAGGATTATCCTTCGAATAGTCAAAACAATGGCTTATTGATAATGGTATTATCAGTGGTTATAGAACTAATGACGAAGATATGTCACAAGAATGGTTTGATGCTGAAGCCGTTATGATAGGATATCGTATTCCAACTCAGGCTCAATCTTCTATTCATGCTTTACGTATTGTAGATGTATTACCAGCAACAAAGACCACTATTATACTTCCAGAAGAATTTACTAAAATTACAGGTTCTGACTTTGATATTGACCATTTGTATTTGGCTTCATTCAATTTTAGAAAAGGTGAAGACGGAATGATGACTAGGAGTTTTGATGTTGGTACAAAAGAATATCATCAAAATAAGATACTTGAAATGTTGATGGTTCTTTTGAAAGATACAGAACATTCTCTCAATCATCTATATAAACCAATTGACAACGATACAGAACTTGTTACAGACGTATCAGATTATATTGAAGAGAGTGGAAGTACTAAAGATAGTCCTTATAACTTTGGAACTTTGCACGAGCAAGTAATACGTAAAAATGACTATATTACTGGTAAGAAAGGTATCGCTCCTTTTGCTTTGAATTCTACAAGTCACGTAATGTGTAGAAACTACGGCGTAAAGTTTAAAGGCACAAAACTTGTAAATAATACAAGGCTTAAGGATTTTGATAGTAGAACAGATAAGGATAATAATCCTGTAGAATCTTGGTTGTCTGGATTTATCAACGCTCACGTAGATATCGTAAAAGATCCTTATATTTCTAGATTGAATGTAAATCCATTTACATACAATATGCTCAATCTTATGATACGTTGTGGATGGGGAGATACCGCATTGTGGTTCTTAGCTAATCCTATTATTAGATCTATGGCTCAAGCAAATGATCTTGCAGACAGTCAATATATGAGAAGACCTAATAAGAATAAGACAGGTAAGTCATATAGAGAAGAGCTTATATTGAATGCTGTAAAAGAATATCTTACTGATGCAGAAGTATCTGATGAAAAGATAGAATGGCTGCTAACTAGTCCTCAAGCATCTGATCAACGTATAGCATACGTAAGAAAACTTGATCAAATACAATCTAAACTTCAAGATTGTGCAATTAAAGGTACAGTAGATCACGATACTGCGCTCACTGTTTTCTATGCTTGGAAGATTCTTGAAAAATATTCTAGAGCGTTGGGTAATCTTGTTTAGCATACAAAAGTTGATACCAGAAAATATGGTAAAAACTTTATAGCTGTGCAGAAATACTACTCTGACTATAAGAAATTATTTAGACCTAAAGGAGAAGATGCTGAGAATAGTGTTTGGGATATAGAATCGTTAAAGAATCTTGAAGAAAATTCATGGATAGGTACAAAAACAGATCTTGTAGCTCAAATGCCAATGTAGATATTTGGTGGTCTTACGTTCAATGCAAACGAGAAATTCATAAACGCTGTAATTAAGTTCTCTAGAATACTCGAAAGGGGCGGAAAAGAATTATCTGCAGACGATGTTGTACAGTTGTCTAGACATATGCAAACAGCGATCAAGTCTAAGTATTTTGTGAAGTATGCTCACGATGTACTCAAAATGTCAGATAAAGACATAGCTGATTTGTTTACTGGTTGGAAGAGCATGAATAGACAATTAGTCTCGTTAAAAGACTTAATTGCTAATGATCCAAAATATGCTAGACTTGCTTCTAATACATTCTTAAATCAAATCTACTCCATGCTTGAAGACAAACCCGTGTTCGCGAATGGTAGAGAAATGGCAGATAGACCTGGATTTGTTACTGTACTCGATAACGTAGATGACAGCAAACTCAATTCTGATTTATTGTCTGAAGGTTGGTTAGATCTTATGAATGATGAAGATACTAGAGTTCGAAAGTTTGCCAAGAAGATGGTACTATATGCCTTCTTTACGTCTGGTGAATTTAAAGGTTGGAATAAACTTTTGAAGTATGTTCCGTACGAATGGATATCTGGTGAAGTAGATCCACAATACCAATCTTATTCTGAATTTATTGAAGAAGAATTATAGAATATATCTGACGACTATTCTGATCTTTACGATGACATCGTTGCTAACAACTTCATGGATTATAGATTTGCTGAACAAACGACTGTAATTAACGAAGACGATAGCAGGAATTTCTTAAACGACGATAGAGGGGTTAAGATTGGTAAAGGTGTTGTGTTTGATCAGATAGACGACCTTTCTGAATATGTAAGTATACTCAAAAAAGGTATGCGAGCAGGTCATCAAGATTCTTATGAACTATACAAGTTAATAGATGTTGTAAAACAAGGGAAGTTGTATTACCCAGTATATGCAAAGATTAAGAAACGTGGTTATCATACACGTGGCAACGATATCTATGAATATGGATGGGATTTCAATTATGCTGAGAATGAAAGAAAAGGATCTGATACATTTGATTATGAGTCAGCTATACAAAGAGTTGTAGAATATCTGAACAATGGAGAATTGTATGGATTCTCAGATGCAGATGTAAGAGCTATCAATAAGATATATATTAGACCAGAAAAAGAAGAGCAAGTTGCTCCAAAACCAAATGAAGATGGGGTTGAATACGATTGGTAGTATATGGAAGACTCTGGTTATTCTGGAGCACTTGAAGAATTCTCTGATGAAGATGTAAATTATGAATTTGTGAATCATTGTAAACATTAACGACTATGATAATATGTCCTAATTTGAGTAACAAAGAAGTTGCTCAAGAATTTGATGAATTAAAGTCCGCTTTAATGGCGGCAGATCCTAAACATGGAGAAGCGATGGCATATTAGGTGTGGTCGCTTAACAATGGTAATGCTATAGATAAGGCCCCAAATGGGGCCGAATCTTAGCTTTTTAAAAGTTTAGTGGATTACTATGAAGGTGATCGTTCTAAAGCGATTGTAGCCAAAGCTAAGACATATTCTACGAACTTTTTAAAATGGTTTGGTAATTGGACAGGAGAAAAAGACGCTTTACCTGAGTTTGAACAAGGAGAAGTATCTAAAGTTGTAGATGAGAATGGAGAACCTCTTGTTGTATGGCATGGAAGCAGAATATCAAATAACATTGAAGAGTTTCAAAACGACAATACATTTTTTGCAGATAGATATACTGCGTTTTCATATACCCCATTTGATGCTGAAGACGAGAGTGAATATATGTATCCTTCTTTTTTAAGTATAAAAAATCCTAAAATTATTGACGCAAATGGTAATTTTTGGAATAATATAGAAGGAGAATCTACTGATGATATAGCTAAGAGTCTATCGGGAAACGATGGGGCAATTATCTCAAATTTAAAAGATTATTCTGATTTTACTCCAGGAAATCCAGAACTTAGTGTTGAACTTTTAAACGAAGCACCGCTTCATACAGATTATATTACTTCTTCTTCAGATCAAATAAAACATATAGATAACCGTGATGGAGAATATACAGGATCAAATATATATCATAATTTGAAAGACGAAGATGGAAATTATGAAGACGAAGTTCCGTACGATGAAGTTTTTTCTCCTTATCCAGAATATGACGAAGAAGCAAAGAAAATGTTTCAACGCCTTGATATATTACAAAAGGAATTTAATGACTTAAAAAACAAACGATTAGAGCTAAATAAAAAGCTTCAAGAGGCAAAATGTGACACAATTTCTAAAAAAATAATAACACTTGGAGACGGAAGAATTAAGTTTGTAGAAAAGCCTAATCATTTATTACATATAGATAATGACCAACGTATATTTACACTTGTTTCTGCTTCTATGTAGCTTGATGGAAATGTGGTAACATTTCCGTTATTATTTCCGTCTAGAAATGTCATAAATCCTTCGTATAATTATTATAGAACAGACAACTCTATACGCGACAATACAAATAGACTTGTATATGAAATGTTATCTGTTTTAAAAAATCATGGACACTCTATAATATATTCTCCTTGGCACGTAGTAACATCCGGACTTTATTCTGAACCAGATAATGCTGGAAAATAGATAGAACGAATGTCAAAAGTTCTTGGCATAAAGTTATCAGATTTTGTAACGCATGAAGAAACTGTTGTAGAAGATGATCAACTAAACGGAAAAGTTAGATATTACAGAATTGTGTTTAATATAGACACAATGTTGAATAGACTTAATGTTATTGGACACAATAAAGAAATATATGACATAATCAATAAAGCTTACGAACAAAAACCGGTTTCTAAAAATAATGATCTTTTAATAAAAGCCTTATAGTCGGAAGAAAGAGATATAGATGAACGTCAATCTCAAATTCAAAAAGAGATGCGAGATATAAATGAAGGTTTATATAAAAAAGAACAAGAAAATTCAGACTTACCGTTTAATGTAACACAAGGATCGTTAATATGGCTTGTCAAAAAATATATAAACGAAGGCAGATCTAAATAGGATTTGCAACATATATTAAATGAGATAAACTATATAAACGGATCTAAAATAAAAATTAATTGGAGTAATTTTGAAGTTTACGGTGAATAGTTAAGTGGAAAAGATAACATAAAAAGAACAAACGACGATAATGAGGAACGCATAAAAGTTATTGTAAATTATCTAAATGAAAAATTTGGAAATAAACTACAAGTAGAATATATAGACGAAGATGTTTGGTTAAGAGACGGTAGATTATATAATGGTTCTAATTCTTGTGTAATTGGAGATATTATATATCTTCGTAAATCTAGAATGACTACGGAAATAGCAGCAGAAGAAATGCTTCATACTCTAATTCACGGGATGAAACATGGAAATAACGAACTCGGAAATAGATAGTTATTTGATAACCTTTTCGAAAAAGCTAAATAGTAGTTCCCAAAATTATGGGAAGAAATACAGTCTGTATATAAATATAATCATGATGAAGAACTTGTAACTTAGGTACTAGCTAGATATTTTAATAGAGATTTTGATAAACACGATACTTACAAATTAGAAGACCTTATAAACAAATTTAAAAACTGGTTTATAAAGCTATTTAAAGATTTATTAGAAGAATTTGCCGGAAATTATTATACTACTGTCGGTAATATAAACCCGTTAGTAGATTTCTAGGACATAAGTGATATGTTACTTGCAAAAAATCTAAAATTTGATATATAGACGATACCAGAAATACATAAGGAAAATTTATCTAACAAAACTTCTCATATATATTCAGAAGATCAAATATTACATAGTATATCGACTCGTCAACAGGCTGCTCAAGATGAAGCGAACCGTCTTATTACTCGTATGAACGTATTATATAAACAATACGAAAAGATAAAAGACAAGACTCCTTCGCAAGAGAGATTAGCTAATCAAATATTTGAAACATTAAATAGACTTAAATAGCATAGAGATATATCTGCTGTACAGATAGCACTAGAACAGGCTAAGTTAACTCTTGGACAATATGATCCTACAACAGGAGAACCTGTTCAAATAAGTAGTATATACAAATATCTATACGATGCTCAGCAAAATGGATTCTCTGGACTATCTCCACAGTCGTTAGTAGATATGTATAGAAACTCCATTAAGTTCTATAAAGACTTAATAGATAATATACCTTCTGAACAAGCTATTGATCTTACACAAGAAGATAAGGATTCTATAGCAAACTTGAAATCTCTTATAGACGATCATATAATGCCTATATGGACACAGGCTATTATGACTATAGGAGATCAGATAGTAGACGATTAGATAGACTCTGAAGTGTTTTCGTCTGAAGAAAATAAGGAAGATATGAAGAAAGTTGCTAAAGACTGGCTTCATAAGAATCTTATGTACGGCGATATTACAGCAGTTACTAGCTATGTATATAACTACTCTAACTCTTCTAATCCTATAATTAAACAAGCTTTTCATCTTATACAATCTGCAGAATAGAAGACTCTTGAAGAAGTACATGGAATAGCTCCAAAGTTAATGAAAGCTTATTAGAAAGCTAATAGTGGAACTAGGTCGTTTACTCCAGGATGGTAGTCTATGATGATGGAATTCGATGATAAAGGTATTCCTACTGGAAACTTTGTAAGAGATATTAATTACGGTTTATATCAAAAAGACTTCAAAGAGTTTTTAGAAAAACTTAATGAAGATTTTATACGTAAATATAAATACACATACGTTGTCGATGATACTGGCGCTATTACTAACAGCTTAACTGGTGAGTTTGCTGAAGATGAAGAATGGGGTTCAAACGGAGAAATGCCTAAATATATAGAGTATTTGCAAGAAATAGAAAACTTCAAATCAGATCGTGTACATAGGAGATATAAACCTCAATATTATATGGAAAGGTTGAGTAGACCTTATGATGGTACTATTGATCCTATGAATCCTGATTTCAAAGGTACGAAATTTCATCATGGTTTATCTCCAAAAACCCTGTCTAGATATTCATACTATCAGAGTAATATTAATTACTATCTGAACAAATGTTAGGATCCTGTTACGGGTTTAGTATATCCAGAAAAATTATCTAAAGACGATTAGTTCTCCTTAGATAAATGGAAAGACAGACTCGATAAATTTACATCTATTTTTAATGAAGATGGTTCTTACAAGATTGGTGAGGATTTGAAAATGGCCTATGAAGTGCGTGCTTGGTAGAAGTGGCTTGGCCAACATACGAATGCAGAAGTGATGTAGGATGACTTTAATAGAGAGCGTGTACAAATATAGCAAGAATCTATAAACACAGGAAATCCTAAACTGTTAGATGACTTCTTAAAGTATAACTCTAGAGCAGGTATAAATCCAGACTATATAAAACAGTCAGTAGGAAGTATGCATTCTGATAAGATAGATACAGATACTTCATTTAGGGGTAAATTGTTAAGATCTTCATTATAGGGAATGGTTAGTAACCCTAGAATATTCGGAAGAGAGCTTTAGAAGATGATTAACAACCCATTATTCTGGTTGTAGTGTAAAGCATCTGATCAAGCTATAGAAGATGCAAACGATCCAACTAATACTAGCGGATGGACAAAAGATCAAGTAGAAGCGTTCTAGAATGACTTTTATCAGAAAGACATTCTATATGTAGACGAGTACGGTTTTTATATTGATGAAAACGGAAATAAAATAAACCCAAGTGATCCATCTGCGAAAGGATTAGAAGACGCTGGAAAACTTTTAACGTTTAGACAATATCTTATAAATAGATATACAGATGAAGCTTTACGTACTGGTCAAGTTTCTGGTCTTATAGACGAATCTACAGGTACTCCAATAGACTTTAGTGGTTTAACACAAACTCAAATAAGAAAACAAATATCTAACTTACTATCTTATAAGAAAACTTATTGGGATGAAGACGGTAATATTGATAGAATAGAAGACGAACCTCTTACTATATTCTCAATATTAGCCCCATCAAAAGACAAGTTCTTCAATACACGTACAAATAGAGAAGAGCCTACTGTTGTTTTAGTTGGAGATTCTAGATTTAAAGACTCTCAATCATTCTTGAGTGATACGTATTATGAAAAATATAATAAAGGAAATCAAGTAGCAGAAATACCTGATATAAATTACGATAATGGCAGATACGATAATTCAGAAGCTTATAATAAAGTCATGCAAGATGATGATGTACGCGAGTTGTATGAATTATTAGTATAGACTATGTAGGATATGCAGGCTATATACTCTACTAATAGAAAATTTAATTATAAACTTCCATAGATAAATGCTCGTACGTGTGCTTTATTCTCTAGATTACTAAAACGAGGATACACCAAGAAGTCTATACAAGGTATGTGGGATTCTATGACTAATATAGAAGCTAACGATGATTTATTGCGTACTAAGTAGGATTATTTTGTCGGTGTAGATGGAGAAGTAGGTAATGATGTACCTTTGAAGTTTATAAGAGATCTTAAAAACAAAGAGGATTTATCTACAGATTTGGTTAGTTCTGTCATCATGTTTGTTGACATGGCTCTTAATTATAAGAACAAATCAGAAATAGATTCGAAACTCAAAGTGCTTAGATATAACATGGATAAAGATGTCCGTGAAGTATATGAGAGTAAACTTAAACCAAGACAAGAACAATCTGCAAAAGAGAATAGTAACTCCATAAAAATGTTTGATTCTATGATGGACGTGTCTATGTATGGTAATAAGTTCGGTAATACTTCTGAAGGAGGTCCAAGTCGAACTAGAGTTGCTTTACATAAAACAGCAGATGTATTCCAAGAGGTAGAATCTACAGCAATGCTTGGTTTAAATATGTTTTCTATGGCAGTAGGGTTCGGAGATTCTATTACTCGTATCGTATCAGAGAGTGTAGCCGGTAAATATATGACAATTGGAGATTGTCTTTGGGCTTTAGGTAAATGCCTATATTATACTCCAGCGTGCATAAAAAATATGTTCAATCCTTTAGCTAACAATAAGATGACTGCTCTCATGTAGATGAATGGTATATCTAAAGGAACATTCGGTACATATGTGAAAGCAGATTGGGGTAAAGGTAGAAAATTCTTAACGAGTATTCTTATGGGCGGCTGGTCTATGTTAGATTGGATGGCTAATGCTTTACTTATGATGTCTTTCTATCATAATTGTAGACTATACGAAGGTGCAGAAATACCAAAAGGATTCTATACTAAATATGAAATGCAATAGGCATTCATAAATGCTGGAAAAACAAAGTCTGATGGCACTAAAGCGTTCCATAATTACTCGCATTTAGGTAATCGTATTACTCTGTGGGACGCATATGAATTCAAAGGAGGATAGGTATCTATTAAACCTCAATATGAACAATATGTAACATAGAGGGTAAAGACTAACATTGCTACTAAAACTAAGAAACGTGGAGCTCTATACAATGGTATGAATCCAGATAATGATATCCCTCGTTGGAAACGTGATGTGATTGGTAGATTAGCTGGTGCATTACGTGCGTGGATTCAACAGCAAGTTCAACATCTTGTCGCAGGTGGAACAGATAGTATTGCAAGAGGCTAGCGCGAAGAACTTAGCTATGAGTCTAATACTAGCGGTACTAAATTAAAACGTAGATATAAGAATTTAACATAGGGTGAAATAGATGCGATTGACGCAGAAATAGCCCGCGCTAAAAGCGCTGGAGAAGATGTAAATTCTAAAGAGTTTTAGAAGAAACTTCGCACTATACAAAAACAAGCAAAAGATTTACAAAATGTTAGAAAAATGGCGTGGGACTATGAAACTGGAACCCCATAGGATCAAATATTAGTCGGTTTAATAAGGTCTCTCAGAACTTTGTTTAGAGAAGCAAATCAAATGCTCTTACATAAACCACGTACCGCTAAATTATCAGAAGTAGAAAAATATGCTTGGAAAGATACATTAATATTTATAGGAATGCTTTCTATGATGATGATAGGGTGGACATTTATCCATGATGATGCAAGAGAAGTACCTAAACCTACTACAAGAGAAGAAGCTGGACCAGCATCAATGTTAAATCCTGTAGATTATTATGAGTATATACGCGACATTTATATTCCAAATCAATATTGGAAGTTAGCAACTGACGATATATATTTCAGAATAGTGGAAGCTAAAATATCAAGTGTAAACGTTCAACAGGTATTAGATATTGTGAACGCTCTTACAGCGTTGAAAAGCGGTTTCGATAATCAATTTGCTCTAATATTAAATGACGACGATGATTCTGAAGGTATATTAAAACAAGGAGGATATAAATTCTATACAAAAGGAGAAAAAGCTTTATACAAAGCAGTTGGTCCTGTGAATAATTTACATACCTTCTTGACATATTACGGTGCTACAGGTAACCTACGTTGGTATACAAATAAGTTCGGTAAAGTGTATAGAGCTTTTGGTTACGACTTTAAAGCAAAAGACAAAGCTGCAGATAAGAAAAAATCAGCAGTAAATGAAGGATTCTCTGGAGGCGACTTCAGTGAAGGTGGATTTGAAGGCGGCGGATTTTCTGGAGGAGACTTCTTCTGATTTTCAAAAAGCCTATAAAACTCTCATTATATATTTCCAATAAACGAAAAGGGAACAACATCTTATGATGCTGCTCCCTTTTTTGGTATAGTTAAACCATCTTCTCCATAACTATCTGGATAATAATCTTGTAATGGCATATCGTGGGAATACTGCGTCACTATTGACGAGTCTCCCACTAACTTATCTATAAGGTCCTTAGGAAAATTCCAGAACTGCAAAACTGAAATCTTCTGTTCTCCTGTAAGATGTACAATGCCATTTTGTTTTGCTATACCTGGTTTTATAGTAAACACATAAACATAATATGGAACTCCTTTTACAAGTTTAACATATTTACGTTTAAGTGAACGTGAAGAATCTAAATGAATCGCTCTATTTGTAACATGATCATTTCGTATTCTATCATCGTATACCAGATATAACTCCATATCTCCAGTAGGTTTATCTGGATCAAAGGTATAACTATCTATGAATCCTGCAGCGGCAGTGAAGTCAATCGAATTAACTCCACCGTCGATGAAAGGAATTGTTAATTTTTCAAATGTACTCATAGGTTCAATGACTCTGAGCCATCGCCTTCATAATATTCTCTACTATGCTCCCACTTGCCTGTAGACTGATGCCATGCTATTTCATCTAGAACATCGTGTATGATTGCTATTCTAGAATTAACAGTATATTCATCAATACAAAACACACGAATCTCATAACTACCTGTAGTATCTATACCGATAATGTAGAATTCAAAGTCCCATGTTAATGGGTCTTCTCCACATTCATTTTTTAGATACCATAAAACAGCGTTTTTATAATAACACAACTGTCTTAGATAGTCATACATCTCTATACTTTCCTCAAAGTGCCACAGTTTTGCTGTAGTCTTTAAGTCGTATATAATAGCTTTCTTATTCTTGAAATCAAGAGTAAGACCGTCTAACAGAGATTTACATTGTACGCCTCTGCATTCCCAGTTTATATGAAATTCGTGACTGTAAGTAAATCTTGCCCCTTCGTGATACGAAACCTTTACGTCGAACGAATCTTCAAATCCAAGTTCCGTGTCAAATGGCCAGATTATCTTACGAGCAAGCTTATGAGATTGAATGTTATGCTTGATTTTTTCAAGCATTTTAACATCCCAAGGACTAATCATAATCCTTCCATCATTTTCTTTCAAGAAGTCTATATAATCCTTCAACGTAGAGGCTATTTTAAGGCCTTCTGACAGCATTTTGTCTTCTGACTTTCCTGCTGTACTATATGCTTCTTTATAAGCGCTTAGAATGGCTCTATTTGGCTCTATTTCTAGTGAAGATGCTAAAGCCTGACAGAACTTCTCCTGCTGTGCAGAATTAGGTCTACTTTTGTCCCAGACTACATAGTCTTTTTGGAACTCTTCTGGCTGTAACAGATATTCGTGAATCATAGTTCCACGCTCCAACACAGGATTCTTTTCTTCTGGTGGAGGATCTGTTAGCATCTTATGTAAAAAGGCTGGTCCCTTCTGTAGAAACCAGCCTATGTTCGAATTTGAGATCCTCGAAAGGTCCTCGTAATATGGAATACTTATATCCATTATTTCTTAGCAATGTTAAGGAACTCCATGATTTCATCAAACGAATCGTCAGGATTGTTCTTCAACTCCTCACCGAAGATTATGACATTATCGTGAGACACAGTCGCAACGTTACTACAGAAGTATTCTGCAGCAGCATCAGACTTATCCTTGTTGTTGATTATATCATTCAATATACCAGCAACAGTCTCCTTAGTAAGTCCCTTAAAGGTCTTCTTATAACGAATACGAGAACATCTATCGTTCAAGTACTCATCGATTTCCTTCTCGTTGTTACAAGTACATATTACAAGCTTCTTGCAAGTAGGCTTAACACCATCTAAGAAACCCAACAGATATCGTGTATTCCAATATTTGTCGATTTCATCAAATATAACACATACGTCAGTGTTCACATTAGCGAAGAATCCTTCTATATCATCTGCAAATACATTCTTATCTATTACAATAATAGGCAATCCAGATTCTACAGCTATCTTCTTAGCCATCAAAGTCTTACCACTACCTTTCATACCACTCAACAAGACACCCGTAGTCATCTTATCGGTGTTATTAAAAGTATTAATAGACTTAGTAATGAATTTATTATCCTTATCTGTCAGATAATAAGTCTTCGGAAATTCGAAATCCTTATCCTCTGAAAGATAATCTAAACCTTCTCCTTTATCGTGAAGCAGATTATAAACTTTGCCATTTTGAAGAGTGCAATCAAGACCCTCAGGCTTTGGGATTATATGACCATTGTGCTGAATAAAATCACTTGTTTTCTTTATCTTTTCCATTTTGTCTCTGACTTAAAAGTTCTTGGATCATTTCATCTACCTGTTTATGATTTCTCACCAGATAGCAGCGCATCTTGGAATGATGACGCTTTAAATAATATTTGAAGAGTTTCCATCTTAAAGGGAACGAATCTCCCATAAGACCTTTACATTCTACTATAAATCCACGACCTACAAAGTCTGGTAGATATGTAATAGCACGTATTTTCTCTCCTAAAAACTCGAACTTAGGTAACAGAGTAAAATGCTTTGGCTCATATTTCACAGGTATTCCTGCTTTCATAAAAGCTTCATAAGTATAGAGTTCGAGTTTACTCCTAAAATGGATTCCATACTTATCGACCGCTGTCGCATTTTTTACTCTGCTTTTAGAGGATGTCATGAACAGCGTCTTTTACGCCATCCTTATCGAATCGAATAGCGGATACAATCTTACCGTCCTTACGGAGTGCAAGATAACTATTGTCTTCCTTTTCAAACTTCTTATCGATAGCAATCACCTCATAACCGTCTGACATCTGTTTAATGATGTAAGGCTGTTTGAGATATCTGTATGCTGCATATGCGGCTCCTGCACCAGTACATATCATACCAAGCAGAAAACCGAGGATCAAAGTCTCAATCATATCGCTTTACTGTATTTGTAAACCAAGTTTTCACTTGGTCATAGTTATTATTCTTTACTGCGTCTGAAATATCTTTCGATTTAAATTTCTTGTGGACAAATATAGCGTCAAATTTATACTGTTTACTGTAATCACGAGCTTTCAACATTCCTGTTGCATCTCGATCATACAATATAACAATATGTTTCCATTTACGTCGTAATGACTTAATTATATCTTCTGGTATAAAGGTAGTTTCACTTGATGCAGCTATAGCATTAAATCCCATCTCATACAAACACATCACGTCTTTCAACGATTTTGTGATTATAAGCAGATTTCCCCCCTCATAGGGCAATTCGGCTAATCCCTGAACGTGCCGATTTGTCAGATTGGTACGCCATTTAGTATACTTTGAGGCTAAAGGACGATAAATCTTAAACTTATCATAAACCTTATATGCATACATAGGACTATCTTCTTTGTAGGTTCCTCTGACGACTCTATTACATAAGAAGTATTTAATGCTAAATACATTGAATCGCTTTAATGTATCAATTGATATATGAAATTGCTTCCAATATCTCTTGTCTGCTTCAGTAAACGGTTGTCGAACTATTCCGATATCAGTATCTTCTCTAGGAGTATATGATCGCGTCACTGTTGCCGCACTGCTGGTTGGATTAGATCGCCGTACGATCCTCAGCAATTCTTTCTCTAGTTCTTCTCTCGTTTGTATTCCTTTATAGAGCTTCATAAACTTGAGAGCATTACCTGCTACTCCAGTTCCATGATCTTTGAAGAATAATGTACCTTCTTTATTTGGAAATATACAAAAAGAGGGCATCTTATCATCACTTCGTAAAGGACTATTCATTAACTTACCAGGCTTAAATGGGCCTAAATAATATGAATAGATTGTATAGTCATCCACTTTTGACAACAAGTCTCTAAGACTCATTGTGATTGCTGTTTTTGTGCTATACATGGCTTATAAGCTCTTTTGTATTGTTGTGTGTAGGGATTCGAACCCTATTACGTAATTTTTCATACGCAGCCTCCAGGATCACACTTCAGGTCATCTTAAACTCTTTTGTATATTCTTTGTCTTTTACACAGTTTGAATAAAACTTCCAACCCACATATCACCATGTTTATTTCTAAGAGGAGTGATATGATTTGACCTCTTCGTTAGGGGCTGACAGGATTAACCTATCAGTCCTCCACCACTGACCGTTTTCATCAACCACATATAGATATGAGGACAACTCCATCTCAATTTATAGAAATAAAGTTTATCCGTCCTATCTAAGTGGATGTATCTTATGATTTCCTTTTCAGGTATATCAAAAAGGCAGGTCGTCAGCACCTGTTGAAGTCTCAGTCACCGGAGTAGCTGCTACGCTAAGCGGATCTGCAGCAGGCTCGTTGTCTGCTACAACTGGACGCTCAAGAAGATCGTTCTTCCAGAGCTTAATCTGAGACTCTGTTACACTCATAGGTTCAACGAATGCACCAAGAGAACTTACTTTCGTAAATCCTTTCTTGTCATAAACCACCTTAAGACGAAGAGGAGTAGCCAACTGAACTGTTTCCAGCTGAGTTTTAACCCAATTTATCATTTCAATAAACGAGCTACCTTCAAACTCATTATGACTACCGTTAACAGAATCTATTACCTGCAGAATACGACCGAACTGCTGATTATCGCGCTGCTGAAGTTCTTCATCAGTCTTAATCCACATATTCTTCTCGTTCTTCCACTCAGTCATAGTTGCTGTCTGACCCTGTTCATTCTCAAAGATTATCTCCAAGAAATCACGTCCTTGAGGTGTTTTATTTACATTAACTTCTTTTAAAGTTACATTTTCGTTGATGCCTACAGGCATATAGGAGCTTGTAAACTCCTGATTATTTGTTGTTGCTGTTTTTGTACTATACATAATTTCCGATATTGACTCTAAGGTTCTTATTCAGGTTTATAAACACGATCCCAATAGGTTGTTATAGATCCATCATCGTTTCCGGTAGCAATGACAATGTCCTTGCCCGCGATATGTCTAGCGCGAGCTTCCATGATCGTTCCATCTCCTCCGGATTTAAAACTAATGTGCGTTTCATTATCCTTCCGATAGACGTATCCGACTGCATCAGCCATTCCGCAGACAATCTTTCCAAGTTTTCCAACGAGGTCGATTTCTTTGGCGTTGACCTCTTCGCCATCTTTATCGGTGATACTATCTTTGACATGTCCTATTAGGATAAACTCGTCACACAAATCTTTGAACATATCGATTACTTTCTTTACAGCATCGCGTAAGTACTTATAACCTGCACCTCTTGCGAGTGTTGTAACATCAGTACCTTTCCAGTTTTTACCCAGTTCAGTCTGCTGATACAATTTGCAAGCATAAGACATACATATGTCCTCTAATCGTGTAGCATTATCTATTGTTATATGTTTATAGAAATTATGTCCTACCTCATCGTTCTTAGCTCTAATGGCTTGTGCTATCTCTCCCAGATCATTGATGGTACGTGCCTGAACAGCTAGCGCATCTATGAACTGAGATCCGCCTTCAAGGTCTATGATGAGATTATTCTCCAACTGTGCTACACACGAAGTCTTACCAGACTTAGGAAGTCCGTATAGGATTAAATATGTAGGATTAGTAGAGACTGCAGGAACTTTTTGAGTAGGTAATGTTATCATATTGACTTAAAGTTCTAATAATTAAAGGATGTTAATATTAATGTTCTTAGCACCCTTAATATAAATGTCGATGATAGTCTTCTTCTTGTTCTCAGCAAGAGAATTCAGGAAGGAAATATTACCGAAGTCCTCGTAATCGAAGAAATCGTAACCAATCTGAATATTATTCTCGTAGAAAACAATAGGAGTACCATCTGACAGAGTATAACACTTACCGATAATGTACGGGAGCTTATACTTCTTGGTATACAACTTATAATTGGTAAGGAACTTACCAGCATCATACAACTTGGGACCGCCCGTCAGGATAATATCACCTGAAGTTTTGCTGAGGAAATAATCAGCGTCCTCATTCTTTGTACTCAGATTCTTGAACAAATACTGGTTCTTGTCGATTATATCAGTAAGAATGATATCATCGAGAATCTTAGAATAGTTTGTACTGCTGGGATTAGCCAGAAAGGAATAATTCTTATTGTTGTTCTTAGTCTTACCAAAAGTGAAAGTCTTTGTCATAATTCAGCCTAAATTTAAAAGTTAATACTTGTCATCCACAACGTATTAGCTTTCAATCAGATTATTAAACATAAGGTCATTCTCGAATTCAAGTATACAAGGTTTACCTGCATCTCTGTTTTTCAACATATGCATGTAGACTTTGTTTTGTGTAGGTAGATGATTCGGACCATATTCTTGTATGTTCAAAATCTCTGGTCTATGCATTACGAGCACATAATCACTCGCTTGAAACATTGCATCGGATGACGATAAATCGCTGCGCATTGGGTAATGACTCAGCGGATTGTTTATCCTTTCTGAAGATTCAATGTTTCTATTCATCTGTGCTATTTGCACTACTGACGTTAACGGGAACTTTTTAGCTTGTATGAAAACACGCTCAAGTTCTGCTGTTGTCTCTATTACAGAACCAACTTGTTTCGTCAGCAGAGTATGGTCATACACTATTAAGAAGTGCTTGCCCGTATCTTTCACATAGGTGAAATAGAATTCATTTATAATACGTCTTACATCTTCAGGAGTACCTGGATTATCTACAAAATAGATAGGATATTCCTTTAGCTGATTAGATACTCTAATGACTTCCTTAAAGGTATTGTCATCGAGGTCCGTCTCCGAACTATACAAGGTAGAAGTCGTTTTACGAAGTTTATTCGAAAGCGTTCTTCCAACTTGCCTAAATCCAACCATCTCTAATGAGAATGATAAGATGATTATATCTTCATTAGGATTCAAATCAATCACATCAGTAGTTAGCTCATTAACAAACGAGCTCTTACCGGAACCAGAGATACCAGCTATGGTATAAACGGTATTTGGTTCAATACCTCCCATACACTGCTTATTAAACTTAGACCACCTAGTTTTCAATGAAACAATATTATGTTCCCTTCTACCTCTGATATAGTTGATAGCTTCTTGAGCTACAACACTCATTGGACGTACTTTAGATGATATCTGTTCCATAAGAATTTACTGCTATTTTGTTCGTATCTTCCATTTCTTCCTCGATGGCCTCCCATTGGCTTCTAGTGAGCCAATTCCACATAGTCATCATATAACTAAGGGAGCCTTCTCTCATGCGCTTAGACACCTCGTAGTCGAGGCATTTAATTATATGCTCTGCCATAGCGGAGCTTTTACCACATTTAGTATTGAAGAAATGCCGACATTTATTTACATTGGCACGAAGATAGCTTTTAGTGCCATCTTTACGCATCACATATACTGGATACATATCGTAAAACAAGTCGAAATAGCTCTTATTAGGAGTTATTGCTTTATTCAACTTGTCTGTTGGTTGATATGTCACAGAGTCTCCTCTCTCTATCGACTCGACTAATAAATTATCGATTAAGTATGATATCTCGTCGTCGCTGATTAGGCTGACAATCTTGCGGACGTCTTGATATGATGGTTGATTCTTATCCAATACCATACTTAAGAACAGTAATTGATTTGAGTTTAGCTCTGGAAATTCATCCAAGAGCTTAGTGTTTACTTCAATAATCATACTGTTGACTCGGGGTTCTAAGTTGGTTACTAAAATAATGATAGCTGTTGTTCAGTGAAGTCCGCTATCACTTTTTTGGCTTCACTGATATAGTACCGATAGTTAATCTTTCGATCTTCTATCTTGCGATCATCAAACTTATTCAGGATTGTTACTCCTGATTTTGTTAACATATTTGTTCGGTCTCTATCGTCTTCAGGATTATCCTTGAAGAGATATGCTCCGTTTGTACTTGCGTAAAATCTATTGATACGTTGTACAGGTTTATCACCATGTATAACTTTAAACTTCTTGTCTACTGCTTGTGACATCAAGAAATCACGGATTTCTCTATCCTTCTCAATAGTTTCTGTCACTGGAATATGATGAACAAAGTAATTTATAACTGCCTTAGGTATGACTACAGGTGCTAGTCCCTTACCTAATTTGTTTTTAGTTATAAACATACCTTTTTCTTCTATCTCACCATTCTTCAAGACCCCAAAGTAGTCGTTGATAGCGTATTGATAGAATGCTTCGTACTCATCGGTTTCAAACATAAGCTGTGTAATCTGTTCAACCTCTGAGATGGCTTCCTGAATTCCTTCTCTAAGGCTGTTTTTAGCCCTGTAGACGACGCCATCGGTGTTGACCTGTATAATCTCACATCCGAGCTCTAAAAGCC